ATGCAGAGTCAATTACTGATTAACGGCGCGCTGGTGGAAGGCAAGGGCGAGCGCCTGCCGGTCTATAATCCCGCGACGGGCGAGGTGCTGCTGGAGATTGCCGAAGCCAGCCCTGAACAGGTGGATGCGGCGGTAAAGAGCGCCGACGCGGCGTTTGAACAGTGGCGGCTGACCACGCCGAAGGAGCGCGCCGAGGCGCTGCTCAAACTTGCGGAGGTGATTGAGGCGAACGCGCAGACGTTCGCGGAGCTGGAGTCGAAAAACTGCGGCAAGCCGCTGCACTGCGTGGCGGGTGACGAAATCCCGGCGGTGGCGGATGTGTTCCGCTTCTTTGCCGGGGCCGCGCGCTGTTTAAACGGACTTGCCGCCGGGGAATATCTGGCGGATCACACCTCGATGATCCGCCGTGATCCGGTGGGCGTCGTGGCCTCTATCGCCCCCTGGAACTACCCGCTGATGATGGCCGCCTGGAAACTGGCCCCGGCGCTGGCGGCGGGCAACTGCGTGGTGCTCAAGCCCTCTGAAATTACGCCGCTGACCGCGTTTAAACTCGCGGAGCTGGCGAAAGATATCTTCCCGGCGGGCGTGCTGAACGTGCTGTTTGGCCGCGGCCAGACGGTGGGCGACCCGCTCACCAGCCATGAGAAAGTGCGCATGGTGTCGCTCACCGGCTCTATCGCGACCGGAGAACACATCATCAGCCGTACCGCGTCGTCCATCAAGCGCACCCATATGGAGCTTGGCGGCAAAGCGCCGGTACTGGTGTTTGACGACGCCGATCTTGACGCCGTCGTCGAAGGCATTCGTACCTTCGGGTTCTATAACGCGGGCCAGGATTGTACGGCGGCATGCCGCATCTACGCCCAAAAAGGGATCTACGACGCGCTCGTTGAAAAGCTCGGCGCCGCGGTGGGCAGCCTGAAAACGGGCGCGCCGGAGGATGAAACCACCGAACTCGGGCCGCTCAGTTCACAAGCGCATCTGGAGCGCGTGAGCCAGGCGGTGGAAGCCGCGAAAGCGCTGCCGCATATTCGTGTGGTGACCGGCGGCGCGAAAGTCGACGGGCCGGGTTATTTCTTCCAGCCGACGGTTCTCGCCGGCGCGAAGCAGGAGGACGCCATCGTGCAGCGCGAAGTCTTCGGCCCGGTCATCAGCGTGACGCCGTTTGAGGATGAAGCGCAGGCGCTCACCTACGCCAACGATTCGCAATATGGCCTGGCGTCATCCGTCTGGACCCGCGACGTGGGCCGCGCGCACCGCCTCAGCGCCCGCCTGCAATATGGCTGCACCTGGGTGAATACGCACTTTATGCTGGTGAGCGAAATGCCCCACGGCGGCCAGAAACTCTCCGGCTACGGTAAGGATATGTCGATGTACGGGCTTGAGGATTACACTGTGGTGCGGCATGTGATGATAAAACACTAGGAGGTGGTGAAGTGGTTGATTTGCTAAAGGATTACATGTCAGCCGCTTTACCCTGGGGCATCGGTGGGGCATTAAAGCCAAAGTTTTGGTTCAGTATGGCTACCTGGTCTCCGTTTTTATCGGACATCCACTTTGCATAGACGTTGAAAACCATCTGTGCATTTGTGTGCCCCATCTGATTTGCAATGAAGCTCGGATTCACTCCGGCGCTTAGAGCCCAGCATGCAAATGTATGCCTGGATTCGTATGCTTTCCTATGCCTGATTCCGGCTCGCTTTAGCAGATGGTTCCATGAGGCTGCAATCGATCCTGGAATGTAGCATATGCTTTTGGTTGGATACCGTCCGGAAACTGATGGATTGAAAACAAATGTGCACTGGTCAGTCCTTGTTTTACCGTACTCCCTGAGGTGGACAGTAACGTCATGCTGTTTTTGCATTCTCGTATACTGCATCTGGTCCTTTATGGCCTCGATGGCTGCGGTGGTCAGAATGATTGTGCGGATTCCACTTTCAGTTTTTGGCGGTGTGAAGTGATCTGAAATAGCCAGGTTGCGCTGCACCTTAATTGTCCAGTCTGTGGTATCGATATCCTCCCATGCCAGTGCGCATATCTCTCCATGCCGCATGCCGGTGCTAACGGCCAGTATCCATAGATTTCTTATCTGCGGGTGATTAGCCATTGCCAGCATCCTTACGAACTCATCCTTGCTTAGCGGATCTGGTTCAGACCTGGACTTTCTGAGAGGCTTCACATCTGAAATTACTTTCCCGCCGGTATATCCATTTTTCTCTGCAAACTTAAGCATCTCCAGCATAACCGCCATGTATCCGTTAACGGTTCTTACTGTTCGGCCTTTTTTGTGTGATCGCTCCAGCGTTTTCCCTACAAGCTGGTAACCGGTCAAAAGCTCATGACGCAAAGAAAGCAGGTTCTCATGAGTAAGAGAAGAAACGGGCATCGTCTCATCCAGAATTCTAAGGCACATCTTTATGTAAGATGTGTATCTCATGTGGGTGTTCTTAGCCAAAACGGTTTCTTTTAGCGAAAGCCATTTATTGGCTAATTCCTCAATCGTCACCTTAGCTTTTGTGTCCTCATGTTGTGTAACCCGCGGCGAGTTAGGGAACTGCGATGCGTAATCAAAATTACCAGTCCTGATTGCATAGCAAACCGCTGTCCTTAACTCGCCAGCGGCTTTCCTGTTTTTCGGTGTATCAGGGACGCCGAGGTTTTCCCTTACCCTGGCACCCTTATAGATGAACCATATCCGCAGTGTTCCGCCGTGATTCTCCACTCCTGTTGGATACTTGTTCATAACGATTCCTCGTCAGTTAATGGGGAAGGGTATTTAAGCAGATTTCTGGCGGGGAATCGCTGGACGTTGACGCTCTACCCACGCATCGACTTCATGCCGGTTGTAGAGGATAGGGGAGTTATCCTTGGGCTGGCAGTCGCCGGAGTAGTGCCGATACTCCTTACCCTCCATCCATGACTTCTCTCGCGCTGATTTAATGGCATTTTTCGTCAGTCCGGTGATCGCCATCAGTACTTCTTCGGATACCCATTTGTTGGGGACAAGCTGAATCACTTCATTCATTCGATTATCTCCAGGCAATAAAAAACCCCGCCGGGGCGAGGTCGATTAGTAAATTCTGCTATTTATGGATTTGACTGGAAAATAAAGCCAACCTTATCAGCAGCAAGATAGTAATAATCAACATATCCTGCTCCATCAAGTGAGAATCCAATGCAGCGTTTGTCATTTAACTGACTGAATAAACGAATGGAAACTTCTGACTTTAATACTTTTAATTGATTGTTGACTGAAGGGCCATTCCTTCCCGGCTTAATGCCAGGCGTGAACTCTGCCTGCATTTTCAGATCGGGATACTCTCTTGTATGCACTTCGACCATTTTAACCTTCCTTTTGATAGACCGGGTCCGTTCCCCGTGGAAACTTCATCGACTCTTCCCTGTAAAACTTTAGCTGCTCCTGAAAGTACTCCCGAAGCGCTTCCGGCTGTTGCATCTCAACTTCATACGCCACTACCGGCATATTCATGCGCTATTTATAAGCAACGCCTGAAGGAAGCCACTAAATCCACGTTAATCTTATCCCTTTCTTCTTTGCTGCGCGCTAAGAGATTATTTGTCATCATGACTCCTTACCATCAGCCGAGCGCCCGCGCTTTACTCTTAATTCGTATGGCGAGCGGTAGGTGTCAACTGAGGTGACTATCCCATTTTCAAAGCGCTCACCGTTTGCCACATCGATCAGACGCTTAATATGGCTGTATTTTTTCAGCATGTGACGGTGACGCTCAGCGGGGGTCATTCTGGCGAGCAGATCATTTTCTTTTTTTCGACTTCTGCTTTTTCTTCGTGACATGATGGTACCTCCTGAGTGGAGTATATCGCTTATCCGGCGTAATAGGTCAGCCGTGATAGTGGCTCACTCACTCACCCCCTGTCTCAAGATTGATGCCAGCAGCGCGTAAAGAACGTCGCAGAACAGTCTCAAGTTCGCTACGAACACGCCCAGCGAGAGCGCTGTAGTCTTCTCCGTCAAATTCATAACCGTCTTCGTACATGAACGAGGCGACAGGAGCCATCACATCGTGCTCGCAGTTATCAGGCAACTTAACCGCGCGCGCCTCAAGCCCGGCATTGCGCTTCTCTGCGGCTTCCAGCGCTGCTATCAGCTCAAGCACGTCACGCGTTGAGACCACAACGTTGGGGCGGAAATCATCTTTCGCCTTCTCAGCCGCCGCTTTCAGTTTTGCCATCAGTTCTTTGGTGTTATTCATGGTTGGGCCCCATGCGTTTTATTTTTACCGGCTGCACAGGGATAGCTTTAAGCTCACCATCGTCCAGCGCTGCGAGTTGAGCGGATACCAGTTTTGCCTCCCACTCATTCAGAGTTCGGATATAACCCTGGCCTGTTGATGCATCAGTGAATACCAGTGCAGCATCCGCTAATTCGATTTGACGGCTCATGCGGCACCGCCTTTACGCAGCCAGCGGTTGAGGTATTTGTTGTTATTCACAGAGCCGAAGCTGTTGCGCTTCATGAGCTCTTCGCGGCTCGGCATCGGCTGAGATTTGACGCGAGCGGCCAGCTCGCTTGGTGTGATAAGCGGGTCATGTGTAATCATGGATTTTTCCTCGCGCCGTCCGTGGCGCACGATTAAACGCGACGCAGGCTGATGTGCTCGCGCTTTGCCATCTGGCGGATAGATTCGTATGAGCGGTTTAACTGGCGGGCGATGACTTTAGGGTGGACGGTGCCAGCCAGGGATTTGATGAGGGTTAGCTCTTTGGTAGTCCAGTTGCGGCCCAGCGTCTGCTGATTGCCACGGCGTTTTTTGAATGGCTCGCTCATGGCAGCTACCTGATTAACAGTGATGGCTTGCCGGTCTTCAGTGTCGCGCCAGGCACATCCTTGCCGCCCTCCAACAGATGCTTGATAGCCATTTTGTCGGGCTTAATCACCGTGTCGTATTCGACGTATTCAGGCGGGAGAAGGGCGCTGTCGGTTATCTCTACTGAACGACAAGGCGCGCGGACTGTTACCTGGTGAATACCGGCCCGAATTGATTTCTTACCGGCGGTTTCGAGTGATGTGGCGATGTAGGCGCGGATGCTGGCAACCTTGTTTTCAATACTCACCGCTCGCTCGGTCAGGTTCTTTGCCTCATCCCTGAGGCGCTCCGCATACGTCGATTCGTTTTTGCAGATGGCAAGCAGTTGCTCGATTTTATCGGCCAGCTCACCCTCAATCCCTTCGAGGGTGTCTGCCATTGCTTCCGGGTCGATATCGGCATCCATCAGCCTGGCGTAGTCGCTGGCAACTTCATACAGTTTGCTCATTGGCGGCCTCCAGTTTCACTTTGCATTCTGCGTAAACTGCCTGGACGTTTTGCTGCAACTTCATGCCGGATGTCAGCTTGTACGCCTCTGCAAATTTCCGTTTCAGGTCGTCCATGGTTTCGGACTGAGCCATTTCATCACAAAGGTCGCTGGCTTTATCGATGACTTCCTGTTGTCGCTTGCGCTCGTCTTCCCTGATTTGCTCTTCGGAGTGGTAGGGCATTACCGGCTCCTGATGCATCCCTTCATCATCGTTAAGCAGGTGAATAGCGTTATCCAGACGCTGCGCTTTAGGCCAGTATTTGCTGGCGCGCTTAACGATGGTCTTGCGGGCCATCTCTTCCCAGAAGTTTTTCCAGGGACCGTTCTTAGCCTTGCTGGTAGCTTCTACGGCCTTGATTTCTGCGAGGCTCATCTCTTCCGTGAGGTAATCGCCATCAGGCGTTTTAATGGTGCAATAACCGCCGACAACTTCGCCACGGTCGCCGAACGCGTTGTATTTGTGCGTCGGCGCTTTATCCAGTCCATTGGATTCGTAGGTATCGTTGGCGCATACCAGCTTGCACTGACCCCACTTAATTGAGCCGGACGACTGAGCCAGATGAAGCAGGCCCATGTAGCTGATGTCGAGGCACACCATGCCGTCACGCGGCACCAGGTACGCCAGCTTGCTCGCCGGGTTCAGCGTGATGCCGATGGCCGCGACATTGATGATGGCGTTCTGCGCGCTGGTAGGGTTGTTGATTGCCGTCTTCGCGAGGAAGTCGTTTTTCTGAAATAGTTGGATGGCAAACTGGCTTTCCTTAGCCCATGTGACCGTCTGGTCTGTCATTGCTCCGCAAAACAGTGGCTCCTGCTGCTTAACGAAACTGACGATATCGAATGGCATTACGCTGCCTCCCTGTGTGAATGTCGCGCTTTGAAGATGCTGATGGCGTACTCAGAGGTAACGCGCTCGGTCAGCGCATCAATCCACCAACCTTCCGACGCGTCCTGAAACGCGATGCTATGGCCTTCGAGGTAGTTCATGGCGTCATTGGTATGCTCATCTGCATCCGTCGACGCCAGAGCCGAAATAAACGGGTTAGCTTTCTTCGCCAGACGCTCAACCTCATCGCTGATTCGCTCGTTGTCCGTTGCATCCAGAGCCGCGATAATCTGCTCAATTTCTTTGACGTCGTTCAGGGTCAGTCTCATTGCTTCTGCTCCTGTGGTTTGGGTTGCTGTTTCATCAAATCTTTCATGAGGCGGATAAAGGCATCATCCGACCATTCGCGAACTGGAGTTGTCATTGCGGCCTCCGGTACCAGGGCATGCTCACTGCCTGCTTCATCTGCTTATTGGCCTGTAGCCACATCCCGGCGTCACCGAGGAAGCGGGCAATAACCGCCTTGCTCTGCGCGGCCATAAGGGCCTGATGGTTTACTGTTTGATTGCCGTACATGTCAGCTCCTTAAGCGTTTTGCAGATACCGCGCATGCGGCGGGTGATGAGGTCGAGTAGCGATTCATTGAGTTGAGCGGCACCCAAGACGGCACCGCCCGCGATAGCAAATGTCATCGTGGGATTCCTTATGTTTGAATGATTGGCATAGCGAAAACGCCTCGAATGAAGCGCTGTTGATATGCGGCGATGAAAAAGCCGCGCTTAGGCGGCCTTTGTCAGATCAGCCCTTTTACGATTTCTTCGGCGATTTCTTCCGCGTCGTCTTCGCCATAATTTTCGGCGAGCTTATCTACGAAATCGTCCCAGTTATCTTCCAGAAAGTTGCGGACATACGGGGCATAGCAATCTTCAATTTTCTTTGACATGGCATTCTCCAGGCGAAAAAAAGCCCTCCGGAGAGGGCGAACAGACAACAAAGGTTATTTCTCCATTTAACCAGAACAGGTCTTCGTCTCCTGTCTTGGTTATGATGCGGATTGCATCAGATAACCGACTCCATGAATCGGCTATCGGCTGCTATTCAGCGGGCGGAGCTGGCAATTCCGCCCAATGTGTCACTTCTCCAATCGTTGACCAGTCATTGCCAGAATGAATGACCGGGAAATGCTTCTCTGAATGCCTTGACTGCCTGCAAGCAGCCATGCCGACTGTTTTCCCATCTGTGACCATAACGTCTGTATTCACAGGCGGCATCTGGTCGCTACATTTAATCCATTCGCTCATATCTCACCTCAGATAAGTGGCTTGCTGCCAAGTTTCATTTTCTGCCGGCCGACACAGGTCACACCCATTTCATTGCGCGGCGCGCTGTACCATTTGCGGTTAGGTTTCTGCTGCGTTACTTCCGGCTTCTTGTCGCGGAGAGCTACGAGCGAAGTGGCTCGCGATGCTCTGACGCAACCAGAGAGCTTCTGTTCGATTCGGCGAGCAAGAGAAGCGTCTTGCTGTGCCTGTTCAATCTTGGCGGCCCGGCGCGCTTTATAGCGGCTCTTGGCAGTGCCTTTTGCTTCTTTCCAGATGATGGTTGCCATGCTGACCTCCGGTTAAGTGGTTTAGGTACATGGCGCGCCAGATGCTTATCTTCTGGTTGCTTCTGCGAGCTGCAATTCGCGCCATCTCCAAAACCACCTTGGTTCTGGTCTCAACGGTTAGGTTGAGAGTTCATCGATGTTAAAGAGCGACGCCAATCTGTTCCGTTTGGCTACCAGCGTCCTGCTGATGGAAATGATAGTCACATATTGTGATTTAATGGTCAATCACAAAATGTGTAAAATAAGGATGTGACACGTTATGTGTATGATTTTTTGGTGTAAATAGTTTTCCCCGCGATGGTTTTGCTTACTTAAGTCGGGGGCAACAGCAGGATGGTGTGCTGAAAAGTTCGAAAAACGAGCGAAGTAGGTGGTGGCGAGATGGCGGGATATGGGAGTTGTATTAAGAATTATAGTAACTTAATCAAAGGCTTGCGCTGGCTGGCAGGTGCTGTCCTGATAGTGATCGGCGGGAAATAAAAAACCCGGCGCGGTGGCCGGGTTGTTTTAGAGGATGGGGGTAACAGAAATATGGATAAGCCGGATTTAGCTAGCCCAAAAGGTTTGATCAGGTAGGGTGCCTTTGGCTTGCCACTCAGTCATAACCTTACGGGCCGCCCTAGCAAAATATAATTTCCTGTTATCATCTGGCATTGAAGATATCAGCTTAAGGTCGCCTGTTTGTGAGTTAACCGCAAACTTCCCCTCACTCCCTTTTTCGCTTACAAAAGAATAGGTTACACTAGTTGGTGTCGATTTAATTTTTTTTATCCTAACCAGAATCGCCATCATATGCCTCCTCTGGGTTCCAGTGATAGCCTAGTCCAATAGCTTCATTGTGGGCTTTGACGTAATCTAATCCTTTTCTCCTCTCAAGTATAGACTCTACTTGCTCGTGCTTGAAGAAATCGATATCACTTTCAACATGGTCACCTTCGGTGAGACGACTCCATGCATTGACTATCTCTGGGTCTGGATCGAATCTTCTTTTCTCAATCAAGTCATCCACTATAAAAATGTGTTCTCTAAAGAAGACATGATCTTTTACTCGAGTCACAACTCTTGATGATTCAGAGATATTGCTGCAAATCCTATCTATGTCTTTGTGATCGTTCCTTATTTCTTCATAATGCCGCTCTGCTTCGACCCAGCTATCACTATCGTTTTGATCAAGTATGATGCGAGCCTGCTGTGATTTTAGCTTTGACTCTTCCGATAGGATTGCATCTAAGTCACTTAAATACTTATTAAAAGCATCATCATTGATCATTTTGTGATTTCAGAAAGACCTAGTTCTTCAACAATATAAGACATAGTAAAGGTATGATAATCAACAAATTCTTTAAAGCTTTTGGCGCCCATGCCGTATGGTCGAATTAGCGTGTAACAAAACATAGCAACGCCATCTTTAACAGAAAGATTTCCTGAAATAATCTGAAAGTTGATTTCATTAACCTTTTTTAATACTTCATATTCATTTAGGCCATCCTTCAATTGTAAGGTAATCATGAACAAGATGTTACCGCTGGGCATCATAGCGGCACTTGATTTAACGCCTTTTATAGTAAAAATAAGCCTATTTTCAACAACTTCATCACATTCATAACCGTTTTCTGATAAGAATTTCTTTATGTCATCAAGGGTAGTTTTTTTGTTGATGATATCCATATTTAATCCCGGAATGGCTTCGTGTGTTTATATCGGTTAATGAGAGTGAATTTTTACCCAAACGTCTCTTCAGGCCACTGCGCCTTAACTACCTTGCCTATGATGCGGCAGCTATGGTCGCAATCCAGGGTTCTGTATGCCGGGTTTAAAGGCACCAGGTAACTAACCCCTGCATCCTTCTCATACTTCTTGAACGTTGCCTCTGAATCACCATTTGCAGAGGCCACGCAGAAATCCCCAGACTCTACCGGCTCGGCCGGATCAACGAGTATCAGCATACCCTCAGGAAAGCTCGGCCTTACGCCCTGTGGCGCAGTCATAGAATGGCCTTTCACCTCAAGCCAGAAAGCTTTTTCGCTGGCTTTTGTAGTCGTTGGGACCCATGCCTTTGCATCGCTGGCTGTGTAGCTTCCCACCTCCGAAAATGGCCCGGCCTGCACTGAAGAAAATAACGGGTACTCATATTGGCGAAATACGGCGTCTGAATCCTCGCCAAACATTATTTTTGCCGGAGATACGCCAAGTGCCGCCCCAAGAACCAGCGCGTCATCCGCGCTAACCTTTCTTGTTCCTAACTCGTAGTTCCCCAGGCGTGAAGGCGCAGCCCAGCCGCAAAGCTTGGCCAATTGAGCCTGGCTAAGTCCTTTAGCTTCTCTAAGGGACTTGATCCTTTCCCCGATAATTTCATGCATCGTTTTCATCCCTTAAATGTAACACGCAACGTGATTGAACTCTGTACACGAATTGAGGTTGACTGTTAATCACAAATTGTGTGTAATGGGTGTGTGATTAATGCTAGGGAGACCGCAATGAACAAAATTGCCCAGCAGCGAAAAAAAATCGGAGTTTCGCAAGCTGTACTAGCTTCGGCAATTGGTTGGGGGCAATCCCGCATCGCCAACTATGAGCTGAATATCCGTACTCCTGGCCTTAACGATTGCCGAATGATCGTAGAAGGCCTCAGGAAGTTAGGGTGCCAATGTTCTTTGGATGATGTTTTCCCTCCATCCAGTAACAAAGCCGCCTAAGTAGTACCCGCTCTTTAACAGTTCTGGCCGCTCACCTCTAACCGGGTAAGCAAAAACCAAGTGGCAGACCCCACGGTCTGCGCACGTATCTATCTAAACAACAAAGGAAGAATACCGAATGGAACACGCAAATAAACGCAACGAGTCGTTACGCATTGAGAGCGCCTTGCTTAACAAGATCGCAATGATTGGCACAGAGAAAACAGCAGCAGCTGTCGGTGTCGATAAAGCGCAAATCAGTCGGTGGAAACGCGACTGGATACCGAAGTTCTCGATGTTACTTGCAGTGCTGGAATGGGGTGTCGTGGATGACGAGATGGCCCGCCTTGCTGAGCAGGTAGCGAAGATACTCAAAAATGAAAAAGCCCCTAAGAACGGTGAATTCTTAGAGGCTTAAGCACACTGTGTTACGCCAAGTAACAGGAGTAATTATGTCAAAAACACTCAGTCCTGACCAGGACAAATTACACAAAAACATTATTCGTGATCGCTACCTGTCCAGTTTTAAGCAGCCTGGTCGATTCCGGGCTGAGTGGGAACGGGTGAAAAAATTATTCAGAGGTAAAGGTCATGAGTAATCTCGCAACAGTAACTCAGTTAAGGCCTGTAGAGCGGCCTGCGGAGCGTCGCGTGGCAGAAATTGAAGATGGATATACCCGTCTTGCAAATGCCCTGTATGACGAGCTTATCGGCGCAGATTTAACGAAGAACCAGAGCAAGGTTGCTCATGCCATTTGTCGAAAAACATACGGCTTTGGTAAGAAAATGGACCGCATCTCCGACAGCCAATTAGCTCAACTTACCCGGCTGCCAAGACAGAAAGTCAACAAGGCCAAGAATGAGCTGATCGCAATGAAAGTTATCAAGCGTGACGGGCACTTAATCGGGCCGAACAAGGAAATCAGTGAGTGGCAAATCGAAGGGTGTCACTACTCTGGTGATAATGTCACTGCAATGGTGACAAATAGTGTCACCAAAACGGTGACAGCGCTGTCACCAAAACAGAGTCACACAAAAGAAACTATTACAAAAGAAAATAAAGAAACTACCCCCTTACCCCCTGAAGGGGGAGACGGGCAGGGCTCTAAACCTGAAAAGCGAAAAGCAAATCGCATCGACTACCAGGCATTCCTGCTGGCCTACAACGAAGAAGTCGGCGAGTTGCTACCCCACGCGGTGGCGCTGAATGATTCCCGCAAGCGCCGCCTGAAGAAATTAATCCCGCAACTGAAGACCCCGAATGCAGAAGGCTGGCGCGCTTACGTGCGGGCTTTCGTGCATCAGGCCAAGCCGTTTTACTTCGGTGAGAATGACTCTGGCTGGTCGGCGGATATCGATTACCTGCTGCGAGACTCCACCCTGACAGGTGTTCGTGAAGGCAAGTTTGCAGGCAAGGAGATGGCATGAGACAGGATATCGAGGCGAGCGTGATTGGCGGCCTGATGATTGGCGGATTGACGCCGATGGCGAGCGAGGTTCTTGCGACGCTTGAGCCGGAGTCGTTCACGATCCCGCTCTACCAGAAAGCCTTTCGCGTTATCCAGAAGCAAGCCCGCAACCGGAACCTCATCGACATGCTCATGGTGGCGGAAGAGTGTGGCGACGAGCATTTCGGCGACATCATCGAGACTGCAAAGTCGTGCCCCAGCGCGGCGAACCTGAAAGGGTACGCTGGCATGGTCGCGGACAACCATCACCGGCGGCTGGTTTTGCAGCTGATGGATGAGATGCGAGGCCCAATTCAGAGCGGCACCATCGACGCATCAGGTCAGGCAATGGACGAGCTGGTTAAGCGTCTTTCGGCAATCCGCAAGCCGCGCGACGAAGTAAGGCCTGTTCATCTGGCTGAGGTCATCAACGAATACGCCGACGTGCTGGAGAAACGGCAGTGCAACGGCGAAGAGTCTGACACGCTGAAGACCGGGATTTATGAGCTGGATGCGATCACCGGCGGCATGAACGCGCAGGACCTGGTAATTATCGCGGCTCGTCCGGGGTGCGGTAAAACAGAGCTGGCGCTGAAGATTGCCGAAGGCGTTGCAAGTCACGCAATGCCTGGCGGTGAGCGTCGCGGCGTTCTGATTTTCAGCATGGAGATGAGCAATCTCCAGATAGCAGAGCGAAGTATCGCCGGAGCCGGGATGTTGCCGGTAAACGCGCTTCGCAACCCAGCACGACTGGACGATGAAGGCTGGGCCCGAATTTCTAACGGCATTTCAGCTCTCATTGGTCTGGATGTGTGGCTGGTTGATGCGTCGAGCCTGACCATCGAGCAGATCCGCTCTATCGCAGAACGGCACAAGCAGGAACATCCAAACCTTTCGCTGATTCTGGCTGACTATCTCGGCCTGATTAAGAAGCCAAAGGCGGAGCGTAACGACCTGGCAATTGGTCACATATCGGGAAGCCTGAAGGCAATGGCAAAGGACCTGCGAACGCCGGTTATCTGCCTTAGCCAGCTTTCGCGTGATGTGGAAAAACGCCCCAACAAACGACCAAACAACTCCGACCTTCGAGACTCCGGCAGCATCGAACAGGACGCCGACTCAATCATCATGCTCTACCGCGAGGCGGTGTATGACGAGAACAGCCCTGCTGCGCCATTTGCAGAAATCATCGTCACCAAAAACCGCTTCGGCTCACTCGGCACCGTGTATCAGCGATTTGTGCATGGTCACTTCACTTCATGCGACCAGGACGAAGCCCGCCAGAAATGCACGCAGGCCGCCGCGCCTAAACAGAAGGGCCAGCGTTACGCGCTGCCTGACGTCTAACCAAACATCACAAGGATTAACCATGAGCAAGGCAACCACAACGGCGGCGCTACAGAGCGCAGCGCTGAAGGAGTTCTCTGCGCGAAATCAGCGATACTGGTCAGCTTCAAGCCTGCCGACGCGCGAGAAGGTGAAGCACCGGAAGCCGCTTAAGGCATACCGTCGCGACCGGGTTATGAACGCCATCCTGCGCCGGGATATCAACCGAAAACTGGAAGTCGCCCGCAACGAAACCATCGCCAAAATCGGAGGGAAGAAATCATGAGCACTATTAGCAATGTAACCCGTTATCGGGCAGGTCTTGATGAAGACGGCATCGTCTGTCACAGAGAGAAGGAAGATGGCAGGTGGGTTAAGTACGAGGATTACGAGCAACTTGAGAAAGAGCTTCTGGCGCTGCGCAAAGATCGGGAGAAGGTAGTCAATGGTGGCTGCGAAAAATGCGGCGGAAATGGCTCTGTCGAAATCGACCACGGCGAGATGGGAATAGAGCACATGCAATGCCCTAACTGCGTTGCAAAGCCTGTAGCAGAAACCGACAACACCGCGCAGCAGTTCGAATCGCTGGCAGGTAAGGCGTCTGTGCCGGCGGGATGGAAACTGGTGCCAATTGAGCCGACTGTTGAAATGCAGATTGCCTTTGCTGAGACATGGTTCAGCAAAGTGCGCTGCATAGATGACTGTGAGCTTGAGGATGCCTATATCGCCATGCTCGCCGCAGCGCCTGAGCCATGCAAATAACCCGTGACGACATAGACACCATAGCCGCCTACATCGGCACCCCTTACTTCCTCAGCATCGAAACACTCACTAAACAATATCTCAATTCCAGCCTGCTAATTGCTTTAGAAGCGATAAGCCGCGCGAGGTATTGAGCGGAGCAATCCCATGAAAACGATACGAGCAAAAATTCTCGCCATCATGCAGGCAGGGAAGGTCATGACCACGACCGAAATAGCTGACCGGACAGGAAATACGTTAGAGGCTGTGCGCAGCGTACTCAATCGAATGAAGCGCGACGGAGAGCTTACCGGAACAAGTCAGAACCCCAAGCGCTGGCGTCTGGTCGATTCCGTTAACCACAGAGCCGAGCTAATCCGCTGCGTGAAAGAGTTCGGCGCGCTCACTGCAATTCAGGCCAGCGAAATTACCGGCCTTTCTCCGGTGTATTGCATCAACACCATGCGGGTGCTGGAGATGAACGGCGAGCTGACACGGAAGTATGTCCACACCGAGCTATCAGATGGCCGCAAGACACGCTGCTACGAGTATTACCCGGCACCTGAGCGCAAGCCAATTAACCAAGCTGCGGCGATAAGCCCGTTTGCAAAACTCATCACCTCACGAATCGGAGCCTGATATGAGCGTCCTGATGACTGGATTTACCGGCGCAATGTTTCTTATTGGCGCTATCGCAATGCGAGATGGGCTGATGTTCACCAACGCCTGTGTATTCATTTGCTGTTCGTTGTTGCTGGCCAAAGAGGAGAAGCGCCGTGGATAAGAGCAGAGAGCAGTTTGAGGCTCGGGTAAAAAGTGAAACAGGATTGAATCTTGACCGGACTAACTACGCGCTCTCAGAGGTGGGTGAACAGCAATATATCGACCATGACACCAATCTTGCATGGTGGGCATGGCAGGCATCCCGCGCGGCGGTTGAGATTGAGTTGCCGCCAACAACAGAAGTACACCCACTCGGACCAAGCACGGCGAAAATGTTTTGTGAGCTGCATAAAAACACTGTCGCAGAATGTGCCAATTCCATCCGCGCCGCAGGTCTGAAAATTAAGGGGGAGTGATGAGTGCATCAGTTTTTGTCGTAAGCATCCGGGGCTTTGAGGGTGAAATGGAATCAGTGGCTGCATTCACCACATATAAAAAAGCGAATAAATATCTGAAGAGCAAAGGAATAACTTCATGGGCAATTGAAGAGCTTAAACTTGACGAGGAATGCCATGAGGAAACAAACGTTTGAAATCCGCACTCCGCTAGTCCAGCAAAACGCCATCCGTACCATCCAGCAGCTTTACCCCGACCCCGAAAGACCTCTCATCGTGACCATTCAGGAAAAGACGCGCTCAGTAGAGCAGAACAAGCGTCTTTGGGCCACGCTGCGCGATGTGTCTGAACAGGTCGTCTGGCATGGCATGAGGCTCGATAGCGAAGACTGGAAGCACATCTTCACGGCAGCGCTTAAGGGGCAGCGCTCAGCGCCAGGCATCAACGGCGGCTTTGTCGTGCTCGGGCAGTCGACCAGCAAGATGCGCGTAAGCGAATTCAGCGAGCTTCTGGAGCTGATTTACGCATTCGGTGCAGAGAGAGGCGTCCGGTGGAGCGAGGACGCTCAGGAAGCAATTGAGTGGGCCAAACGAACAGGAAGAAGGGTGGCGGCATGAAGCGATGTTACAGATGCGGTGAGCTGAAAGACGATTATCTTTTCCGCCCTGGACAGCCTTACTGGTTTCAGTGGTGTATCCGGTGCGAGCGCTCTCCGATTGGTCAGTTTCCGCTACCTCAGACTCAGGAGGACGTATGGCGCGACAGCGACGAAGTATCACCGACATAGTCTGCGAAAACTGTATCTACCGCGTTACCCACCGAAAGAAACGAAAGCCAGAAGTATCTCCATCCGAAATACCTTCATTCCATTACACCGCGCACCTAACCGACATCCGTTGGTTGCGTAGTCGCGCCAGGAGGAAAAATGTCATCTGAATACGAGTACGCAGAGCGCTTTGCTGATTTGATGGAAGATATGCAGGGCGATGGCGTGGACGCGATGAACATCCTGATGAATTACCTCATGGGCTTCGTTGAGCAGATGAGCGAGGGCGAAGAAGACAAAGGGCTCATCTGGCAACTGGAAGACAAAGAGCTGGTTATCACCATTGAGCCAGTCGACGGCACAAACACAGCGAGGCTGCACTGATGGACTATTCACAGTTAAGTGATGATGAAATTAATAACATGGTAGGGCGCGTAGTTTCACAGAGATTTCGCACCGACTACTGCAACGACCCCGGCGCCGCATGGCCGATTATTCGAGGTAACAGGATTGGGATAATTCCAGCCCCTTGCGCTGGCGAATGGAAGGCTGCTCATCGTGATGTTGGTGACGATGGAACTCCTCGCCATTTTACCCGACATATCAACCCACTCCGCGCCGCCATGATTGTCTTCCTCATGATGCAGGAAAGCCAACATGCTTAACCCCATCCAAACCCAAGCCTACGAGCAGCAGAGCATAGCCAGAGCTCTCTGCGCAGGATGCAGCAAGCAACTGGAGCCGGATGAAACCTACGCATGCGGCGAGTGCATCAACGAATGGCTTGTGTATCGAGACCCGAACGGAGATATCGCAAATGACGATATTCAGGAGCAATAAATGGCTTCAGGCAGTCAGGGAAATAGATTGCTGCGTTATGTGTGGTCGGTATGGAGTTCAGGCTGCACATCGAAACGAAGGGAAGGGAATCGGCCTCAAGGTCGACGACAGCTTAACAGCGGCGCTTTGTCCGTCATGTCATGAGCGAATCGACAACGGCAAAGACCTCAGCCGGGAAGAAAGGCGATCTGAAATGGACCGCGCTATCGTCCTGACGCTGCAAAAGCTAACGCGAGAAGGGAGGGTAACGGTGCGATGAATCAATACCGAATAGTCCTGCCCTGGCCGCCTTCCAATAATCGGTATTGGAGGCACTCAAGAGGAATCCACTACATCAGCGATTGGGGTAAGCGATACCGACGAGAAGTAATCGAAATCATTCAGCAGCACAAGTTAGACATCAAGATCCAACCCCGCATCAGAATCACCATCCACGCAGCACCCCCCGATAACCGCAAACGCGATTTGGACAATCTACCCAAAGCCGTTTTTGACGCACTCACAAGTGCGGGCTTCTGGCTGGATGACGGTCAGGTAGACGATATGCGCATCAAGCGCTGTCAGGCGGTTAAAGGCGGAATGCTCGTTTTGGTGGTGACTGAGCTGGGCGGCAAATTACCCGATATAGCCGAAATTATGGAGGCAGCATGATTATCGTTCAGACAGTTCCTCGCTTACTTCAGGAATGTAACGGATGCCTCAGCGAGGTAGCCCGTAAGCTTTCATGCCACCGCGATACTGTCAGGAAGTACATCGGTGACACTAACGCTCAGCGTCACGCAGTCATTAATGGCGTGCTGATGACCAGCGCCCGCTCGCATGAGGAGGCATCATCGTGACCACAGTAACCAGTATCGCATTAGCGCAGCAGCGCCAGAAGGACAAGGAAATGCTTGAGGCTGTTGAGTGGCAGCTTAACAACGTTCACGAGACGGAGAAGCGCCTGATGGAAATGCGCCGGGAGCTGGTAAATCGGCTCGGCATCAATAAGCCAGATGGAGGCGATGCAGCATGAACCTGGAAAACGCACTGAAATACCACTTCGCTAAATCGACCATGATAAGTGATTCCCCGAGAGCCACGGCATCAGACGCATTGACCGGCACTGATATCATGGCAGCTCAGGGAATGGTGCAGAATCGCGCGCAGATGGGCTTTGCGGCATTTATGGGGAAAATGGGTGTCAGCAGCAATGACCGTGAGAAAGCTATTGAACTGCTGACCCTGTATGCAATTGAGCGCTGCGATAAGGTTGCCGCCTTACGCAAGCTCGAATGTGATATTAAGCCAAAGGTAATGCAAGCGCTCGCAACTTACGCCTTTGAGGACTACTCACGCAACGCCGGGAGCACCCGGCAGTGTGAATGCTGCAATGGCGCTGGCTTCATACATGCTGAAGTCGTGACTATGAAGCATATCGGCAGGCCGAATCTGGCGGCGAGGAGGGAGCAGGTGAAAGTGCTGTGCCAGAAGTGCAAAGGGAAGGGCGTAGTCTCGACAGCATGCTCTGACTGTAAAGGGCGTGGAAAGGCGATCAACCAGGAGGAAACAGAAAAGCAGGGCGTTCCTGTGATATCTGACTGCAAACGCTGCGGCGGCGTCGGCTACCCTCGACTGCCGTCTACCGAGGCCTTTGCTGCGGTATGCCAGATTACTGATGCCATCTCACTCGATACGTGGAAGAAGTCAGTTAAACCTTTCTACGACGCTCTTATCATCAAGTTTGAGGTGGAAGAATCGTGGGCTGACGCACAGTTACGAGAAGTCACCAGGTAGAAACCGAAAATAGCGCATTAATTTGTCGTGCGCTATTTACTTTTCCCGAACCTGCGGATATGATTTCTAACAGTGGAAGTTGCGCACGTTGTTAAGCGCTCAAAGAAACATGAAGCCCCTGAGTTTATCGCTCCGGGGCTTTTGTTTTATTGGTCAGATTCTTTCAGGTGCTTCGCCAGCATGTTGAGTGCTGTAGTCACAACATGAGATTGCGGCGCTCCCATCTGGTCTGACAGTTGCTCCAGTAGCGCGATGGTGTCAGTGTGAAGCTTAATGCCTTTAACCTTCATCCCGCGCTTCTCATCGCTACGCTTCTGAATGTCTGATATTGACTGTGCCATGCTCCAACCTTATATTTTGAGTTATGGGTTGGAGGGGATTTCTCCCCTCCGCCTGACTGTCTTAGTAAGCTGGCCAGCTAATCACTAAGAGAACAATCAGGATGATGATTAACTTCATCATAACCCGTTCCTCACTAGCCCCTGCTTCGGTAGGGGCTTTCCCGTTTCAGCGTCTTGCTGATGAAATAAATTATAGGTTAACCTATATCATCAGGCAAGCACTATTTTGCTAAAACCAGCAAATAATCAAATTATTAGGCTCGCTTCGGCGGGCCTTTTTCGTATTAGGCCACAGGCAATCAATCACAGATGAACCCTCGCATCCGATGCCTCGCTGGCCTTTCCTGACACTACCCACAGCACCCGCTTTAACGCGAGGTGAGAGATATGAAAATGCCCTACAAAAGCGATCCGAATATCTGGTCCATCCTCATCGCTTTCGGCATGACCCTTGTTGGCGCTATAGCCAGTTACTCCTTCAAAGTTCTCAACGGAGAATCCTTTAGTTGGAGGACAATGTGCCTTCAGCTAATTGTGTCGATATTCGCTGGTTTAATCATGACCATGATCGCCATCCACTATAACTGGCCGCAAGAGGTGATGGGCGGCGTGTGTGGAATGGCTGGCTGGTCTGGTTCCTCCCTGATTAAAGCGCTTGAGAATCGTTTTCTGAACAAAGCATCAGGCAAAGAGGTATCCAATGACTAAAGACCAGTTCATGCGAGCTGCGGGCATCAGTAGCTCGCTGGCTGAGAAGTGGTATCCGCACATCGTCGAAGCCATGAACACCTACGGCATCGACACACCAAAACGCCAGGCTCACTTCATTGGGCAAATCGGCACCGAGTCGGGCGGCTTCCAGTCTGTGCAGGAGTCGCTGAACTACAGCGTCGCCGGTCTGGCGATATTCGGCTCTCGTTTAACAGCTGCCCAACGCGAACAGTTAGGTCGCAAGCCCGGCGAAAAGGCTTTATCCCCTGAACGACAGGCAGCTATTGCCAACATCGTCTACGGCGGCCGATTCGGCAATAACCTGAATGGCGACGGATGGAAGTATCGCGGTCGCGGCCTGAAACAAATCACCTTCAAAGCCAACTACGAAGAGTGCGGCAAAGCGCTTGGGCTCAATCTGGTCGACTCGCCGGGCCTGTTACTACAGGACAAATACGCAGCTCTCTCTGCCGGATGGTTCTGGAAAGCAAACGGCTGTAACCAGTTTGCTGATGCTGGCGACGTGAACGGTCTGACCCGGCGCATTAACGGCGGCCTTAATGGCTTGCAGGACCGCATCGACAGGACGAAGCGAGCGGAAGGAGTTTTGTTATGAGTTTCACGACTATCAAAAACCTGATCCCGTTCGTGTTCGCCCTCATCATCATCGGATTCATTGCAAAGCTTGGCGCTGATAATCGCCAGCTGCGCATTGAAAACAGCTCTCTGGTGAAAGACAACCGCGAACTGAACGGTAAGAACGCTGACCTGGCGAACACGCTGCAAAATCTGGCTGACAAAGTCGGCGAGATGAACCAGCTCGTTGATGCAGAGTCACGCCGTCGCGCAGCAGCAGAAATGAAGTCACAACGGCTTCAGGAGGAAGTGAAGAGTGCGCTCAAAGACAACAAGTGCTCTGTCGAGCTTATTCCTGATTCTGTTATTGACCAGATGCGCCGACAAGCCGACGCAATACGAGGTGTTGAAAGCACCGACGCTACCGATACCGGCAAACCTTCTCGTTGACTGCGTTATCCCTGAAATACAAAGCAACATGACTTTCGGGGATAGCGTACAGCTCAACATCCTGTTGCTCGATTCACTGGACGCCTGTAACGGGCAGATTCGAACGATCAGAAAGATAGAAAGTAAACGAGCCTCGCAATAGCGGGGCTTTTTTATGCGCTTCACACGCGCAAACAATAGTCCGAGCCTTTCGGAATATATAAATAAGGTGTTGATTAACTCTCTTAAGGAAAATAATTCATGATGAAAATTGTTAAAGCCTCAATCGTAGCTGTTTCTGTGATCGCATCTTTTTCAGCTATGGCTGACTGGCAGCCTTATAAAACCGTTGTATTGGATGGTTATACTAATACAATTCCCGGGGGTAGTGTTTACAGTGAAACAAGTGTGCCTTCAGGCGTTTATCGCTTCCGTATTGACCCGGCTTCAGCTGGAGTTGACTTTGCCACTGGCCAAGCGGGAAATACGAAATCTAAATCCGCTGTACTAATGACCTATGATCGTACGACCACCACAGATAAAACCGCTGCTGTGAGTTATTATGGTTTGAATAATGACGGTCTTAAAGCTTCATCTCAGATGCATGCCTTTCCACAAGGAGGCGCGTTTAACCTATTCTTAGAAGACTGGGTACGGCAGGATGATTCTGGCTCTGTGAGCGTCATCATCGAAAAATGGAAGGATTAATTTCCAAGTAGAATAATTTTGAAAGTAAGCACTCTATATCGTCAGTGGATTATATAGGGTGCTTTTTTATTGTTGGTATCAGTTACAGGAATTAGCTTTTATCAAGCTTAAGGGTATTTGCACACAAAAATAACTGGTGGGTAAGTAATTGTTTAGATTGAAAGAAAATATGCCGTATGTCTGCCAATCCAGAAATATGGTCTGTTTGGAGTGCGAAGATGGCAGACTGATTCGCCGCCTTATTACTACCAAAGTTACCATCACAAGGCGCATTCACGGATGCGCTTCAGGACTACATCAGGCAGCAGTGCCTGAAATAAGTCGCCTGAAATATTGATAGGTCCATTTAGTAGCGGACTGGATTGCGTTTGCTACGAGCATTACTACGACACCACTGACGATTTGATCAAGCATGAAGCCCCCTTGTTTGGTTTAGTTGTTAAAGGGGTGCCAATTCAATTGCCATCCCTTGCTTACTAATCCTTAGTGAAGCTTACCGAGATTCATTACAGATACATCAGCAGCACAACCCCTTCGCGCGTCGCAGCGCATAACATTCCCGAGTCTTTCAGAAAGCTGAGCCTGAGAACTGCCGTATATGGTGGCGACCATCTCGGGGCGGCTTTTCTGTGCGAACAGGCTCAACTTTCTAAAAGGTAATCGCTATGCAATTAGTTGAAATCAAGAAACTCGACCTTGTCACTAACACTGATGCCATCGCCAAAGGCGTTGGTCGAGACCATGACACCATCATCAAGCTGGTTGACCGTAACAAAAGTGACATTGAGGAATTTGGAAGGGTCGGATTTGAAATCCGTACCTTGGAAACTAATGGCGGCAAGCAAAAGCAAAGGGTGGCGCTGTTAAACGAACAACAAACCACGCTGCTAATCACCTACATGCGAAACAACGAAGTTGTCCGGGCATTCAAGAAACGCCTGGTCTCTGAATTCTTCGCGATGCGTGGAGAGTTGGCTAAGAAGAAGATGGACCGCAACGCCGCGCGCCTTGAATACAAACCTATGACCGACGCTATTAAGCATGAGCGCGAATCTCAGGGTAAGCAGATCGCGCCTCATCACTTCAGTAACGAAGCCGACCTGATTAACCGCATCGCTCTTGGCATGACCTCTGCTAAGTTTCGAGTGCATCACGAAATAGGCAAGAAAGAGCCTATTCGGGATTACCTGACGCCAGAGCAGATTCACTGCATCACCGAATTACAGCGAGCAAACACGGTATTCATCACCATGGGATGGGATTTTGAGCAAAGGAAGGCGAGTTTGACCGGCCTGTTTGAGCGCAATCATCGCCAGCCTCTGATTGAAGAGCAGCACAAGCTGGCAGCCTAAGAAGAGGTGAGAGCCTCTTTCACAACGGCTTTCATCACAAGGCGCATTTGCGAGTGCGCCTGATGATATGGCCTGATTAAGCACAGCCTTATCGCGAGACAAGCGGTTTTTACGATCTCATTTATGGATGGGCTGATGGCTATAAAAGCCGCAATATAAATTTCTGACGTCATGAATCCTCCTGTGGATGTTAATCGGACGCTTTGTTGCTCCTATAGTCCGCCCTAATTACTTAATGACGAATGGAGGAGAGCATGACAGACACCTACCGCATCACAGTCAAAACCAAAACTGGCGAGACGCATGAAGGTCTGATGAACCGATCTCAGCCAGAGATTATCAACGGCTTCATCGGCATCGCTCGCGAAGACGGCTCATGGGTATACCTGGCACCTGATGAGGTACTCAACATGGAGTACGTACTTGCTCAAAGCGACATTCTGCATAATGAGAAAATCTGAAAGAATGCCCTTATGGATAATATCAAGGGCACTTGATGACTTAGGAGGAAGGTATATAGGGTGCAAGAAGTGGCAGAAATGGTGCAACAATGGACACATGTTGAGCTGTGACCTCTATAAATCTTAAATAGGATTTTTTGAAATCCTTACCTTTGTAATTATTTCTCATTTGTTCGATAGTTTTTGAAATTTTAACAAAATCATCGACAGGCACCTTCGATTTCATCTCCTGCTCAATAGTGTCGATAGTTTTATGAAAATTCTCATCGTTGGTAAAAGAAGAATCACTGAAGTTGTTGTTGTTGCTATTGTTAAGGCTGACTCCCACATCGAAGTTTTTAACTTTCATGCCTGAAAAGTCATTACCATGGCTGTCTTCCATCACAATTGCACAGCTTTTACTGCTATCTAAGATCGATCTTGAATTACTCATAGGACCATCCTTTACTCAACCATAACATTTTCGTGTAGTTAAAAGGTATTTATGGCACTCACCGACAAACAAGAAATGTTCTGTCGCGAGTACCTCATCGATTTGAACGCTACGCAAGCGGCTATTCGGGCGGGGTACAGCGAAAAGACCGCCAATGAACAAGGCTCGCAAAACTTAGCGAAACTTAACATCCAGTCCAGAATCTCCGAACTTAAAGCAGAACGCAATGATCGGGTCGAGGTTGATGCTGATTATGTGCTGAAACGCTTGTTTGATATCGACCAGATGGACGTCGCTGACATCCTACTGGCTAACGGGGAAATCAAGCCGATTAAGGACTGGCCGAAGGTATGGCGCACAACACTTTCTGGAATTGACGTCATAGAGATGGCTGCCGCCGATAGTGCTGCCTTATTGAAGAAGATTAAGTGGCCTGACAAGGTTAAGAACCTTGAGCTTCTCGGCAAGCACATTAGCGTGATGGCTTTCAAAGAGCAGGCGGCGCATGAGCATACAGGCAAGAACGGCGGACCGATTGAAGTTGCCGCATTAACGAAAGACGAATACAAAGCTGCCCGGCGGGAGATGTTGGAGGATGACGACTGCTGAGCAAAAGAACTATGCGCGCCGGATAGAGTGCGAAGAGGACGGGCTTTACTTTGCCCGCTACTTCTTCAAACAGCGAACTGGCGGCAAGATGATAGTTGCACCTCATCACAAGGTTATTCAGCAAACGCTGGATAGAGTGATAGATGGCGAGATTAACCGGCTTGTCATCAACGTTCCACCTGGGTACACGAAAACAGAGCTGGCAACCATCAACATGATGGGGCGTGGGCTAGCGCTGAATAAGCGGGCCCGGTTCATGCACCTGTCCTACTCGCACAACCTCGCGCTTCTGAACTCATCCACTGCCCGCAGCATGATTAAGTCGCAAGCCTACCAGGCGATGTGGCCGATGGAGCTGCGCGACGATGCTGACAGTAAGGCGATGTGGTGGACTGAGTATGGCGGCGGTGTGTATGCCTCATCGTCAGCAGGGCAGGTAACGGGTTTCCGTGCCGGGCATATGGAGCCAGGCTGGCAGGGCGCGCTGATTATCGATGACCCGGTTAAACCCGATGACGCCTATTCAGAGACTGTTCGTGACGGCGTAAACAGCCGCTTCAACGAGACGATTAAATCGCGTCTGGCTATCGAAACCACGCCGATGATAGTCATCATGCAGCGCATCCACTACCACGACCTGAGCGGGTATCTGTTGCGAGGTGGTAGTGGTGAGATGTGGCACCACCTGAATCTGCCGGTAATCATCGACAACAGCCGATCCTATCTGGAGCAGTACCCTGACAACAGTCACGCCATACCGATTGAGCACGGTTTGCCTGATGGCTGGCTCTGGCCTTTCAAGCACAACGAGAGCCATCGCACAGCGCTGTTCTCTCATCGCCGTACAGCCGAAGCGCAGTACATGCAGAACCCTCGCAGGTTCAACGCAGAGGGCGCGCTGTGGACAGAGCAGATGATTGCAGCAGCACGCGCTCTGAACATCACCGAGCAGCTATCCAGAACGGTTATTGCTATCGACCCGCAAGCCACCAACAGCGAAGAGAGCGATGAAACGGGGATTGTGGCCGCAAGCTCATACGGTGCTGGAGATAAGCGACAGTACTCAGCCGATGGTGACTACAGCGGCAAATATTCCCCTAACGGTTGGGCAACGCGTGCAATGGACGCTTACAAACAGCATGACGCCGATGCGATTGTGATTGAAACCAACCAGGGCGGTGACATGGCAGAGGACACGCTCCGCAATGCCGGGTTCAAAGACCGAATCATCCGTGTCCATGCGAGCAAGGGTAAGTTCGCGCGAGCCGAGCCAATATCAGCGCTGTATGCACAGGGCCGCGTCGCCCACCGCGGCAATCTCTATCAACTGGAAAACCAGCAAATGGAGTACGTGCCAACCACCTCCAAAAAATCACCCGACCGCCTCGATGCGCTGGTATGGGCGATGACCGAATTAAGCGGCCAGGCTAAAGGCGCAATCTTCTTCTAAGGAGTTCATCAGTGAGTGAACAACAAGGCGAGGTTTCATTCCTCGTGAACGCCCTTGCTGATGCGATAGGGCGGCAACGAATGCTGTACGCCCACGGGCAGAACGGGAACACCAAGCGCACAAAGCTGTGGGACGAGTTCGGATATCCGAGCGAGGTACGTTTCGACCAGTACTATCGCGCTTATGAACGTAATGCTGTTGCTCATGCAGCGGTGCATAAGCTTCTGGACTCGTGCTGGGTCGATAATCCGACCATCATCGACGGCGAAGAGAAGGATGAATCTGGCGAGACCACCGAATGGGAGCGCACCGTTCAAAAGCTTCTCAAACGCCATTGGGCGAAGCTGAAAGACGCCGACCGCCGCAATCTCGTGGGGCGCTATTCGGCCCTGTTAATTCAAGTTAAGGATGGCCGCGAATGGAAAGACCCGATCAACGCCGACTACATCAGGTCTCTCGGCACCGAGCGCCTGAAGGCAGTGGTTAAGCTTATCCCGGCATGGGAAGCGCAGATTAAGCCAGGCAATTTCGACACAGATACAATGTCGGAAACGTACGGCCAGCCTGTGATGTACAACTTCAACGAGCAGCCAGTCGGTGATGATGGCACTTATGGTCAGGTGCGTAGCGTTCAGGTTCACCCGAGCCGCGTAATTATCCTCTGTGAAGGCGCAGAAGACGAGAATATGCTCTCCGGCATCCCGCTCTTGCGCGCCGGGTACAACAAGCTTCTCGACATTGAGAAAACATCGGGTGGTAGTGCTGAAGGATTCCTGAAGAATGCCAGTCGCCAGCTTAGCATTGCATTTGGTGAATCCACGCAGATGGAGAACATTGCTCGCATGGCAGTGGAGGCGGGATATAAAGACCTCGGCGAAGCGATGAATGACAAGATGATGAAGCTTAATAGCGGTACTGATTCAGCGCTGGTCACTCAATCTGGAACAACGTCTGTGCTGTCGGTTGCTACCGCCGACCCGACACCTACATGGAATGTGGCTGCTAATGAGTTCTCCGCGACGATTCAGTGTCCGTTCACCATTCTCTTTGGCCAGCAGACCGGTCGTCTTGCTTCAGATGAGGACAAGACGGACTGGGCCAAGCGCTGCAATGGTCGTCGCTGGGGCTTCATGTCTGACTTCATCACCCGCGTCATTGAGCGCTTCTGGGAGATTGGCGTCATCGACCCACCGAAGTCTGGCGAGGTTACGCTCGCATGGTCTGACCTACTCGCGCCGAGTGAGAAAGAGAAGATCGCAAATATGCAGGCGATGGCAGCCGTGGCTAAAGACACTCAGCAGGCATACGGCACTCCAGCGATTACTGAGAATGAAATCCGTGCTGTCGGTGAGCTTGAGCCAATCAGTGAACCAGAGGAGCCTGCCGGCACCGCGACTACAGACCCGCTGACAGGTGACCCAATTGAACAACCGACAACGACCGGGCAGCCCGATAATTCCGCGCAATAAAGCCGACCCCACGCAGTCATACCGACCGGTTAACCGGATGTTCCGGGATATCGAGAACCGTTATTACCAGATAAAGATGGCACTGAAGCAGTTGCTCGATGGGTATCTGGTTGGCAGAGAGCGCAGTGGCAATTCGCTGTACGGCTATATCCTGGCGAGGGAAGGTAGTAAGCCGGACACGCTCTACCAGGTGAATGCGGGAACTTTCATCTACGATATGTCGCCACAGCAACTGTCTGACCTGCTAGTGCGCATAGAAACGATTCTGGACGATTATCTCCTGGAGGGTGGGAGTAACAACCTTTGGGCGCTCCAGTACGTTTCTGATGAGTATCAGCGCGGTACATTGCAGGCGTTCACCAATCTTTCGGCGCAGTCGGCTGTCTACGAGCAGTCAACGACGCTTCAGCAGTTGCTAAGCAGTCCGGCGTATCAAAACCAGGTTGCAGCGGCCTATATCTCCACTTACAGCGAATGGCGCGGGATAAGTGATGCCGCCCGTGCTGACCTGTCGAACATCGTAGCTGATGCGATAGGCCGTGGCGTTAACCCGCGCGAGACGGCAAGCCTGATTAGCAAGCGCCTCGATGTTTCGATGAGCCGAGCCAAAACAATAGCGCAGACGGAGCAGGTTGGTGCGTTAAGGCAGGCTCAATGGTCAGAAGCAGAATGGTCGAAGGAGCGTCTGGGCCTTAACACAGCGCTGCTGTGGATATCGGCTCTGAAATCGACGACACGCCCCTGGCACGCTGCACGACACGGTAAGACTTTCACCACGGAAGAAGTAGAGGCTTTCTACGCGCAAAATGGCAACCGTTGGAATTGCTATTGCAGCCAGATTCCGGTGCTGCTGGATGATGATGGACACATTTTTAATGAAGGTCTGGCGGATAAGTTGGCAAGTGAAAGAAAGAAATGGCAACCTGCAAGCTAGGTGGTAGCTATTTTTCACTGTAATGGAGATGAAAATGGAAGAGCTGGATCTAGAAATTCGTAAGATTCTAACCCGGGCCGAATACGAAGGAAATATAGGGTCTTCGTCGACAGGTAATCTAATTCTGGAAGCAATTAAGCGGCATTACCATGACCCAGCCGTGGCTGCAGCTGCCAAGGATCGGATTGAAGCCCTGAAAAAGCAGCCAGGCGTCTCCTTCCCGGCTAATTACGAAGAATTACTTGCTAACTAAATGAACACATAATCTAAGGTCGCCACGGCGGCCTTTTTTATTGCCTGAAATCCACCAATGAGGCTGCTATGTGGCAATTAGCTTATGACCTTAATTTCCCGATTCGAGGCTGGGTTTACTCAAAGCGTATAGAGATGCGGTGGGACAATGGAAACATTGAGAATGTGTGCTTATGCCACTTCTTTCCTGCCAAACCAACCAAGAAGCAACTCCGCAAGGCGCGCAAAAACAAAATTCATTAAGAGGAAGCAACGTGAAGCTATCCAGCATCCACGTTAAATCCCTCGCCATCAACTCTTCAAACATCTCAACTGAAACCATCGACGGTGACGAGCATATCGTCATTCGTGGCGTCGTGCCTGTCGTGGATGACGTTGTCATGAATGGCGGGTTGTATCCGGCTGAGGAGATTAACAAGAGCTTTAAAACGCTCGAAGGCAATCCCATGCCTTTCGGGCATCCGAAGATTGGCAACGAGCACGTCAGCGCCACTAACCCTCGAGCGGTTAACCAGTTTCACGTGGGCGCATGGGCTGAGAATGTCCGCAAAGACGGCGATCGCGTCGTTATGGACATGAAGGTCAACAAGCGTATCGCTCAGTCCAGCGAGAAGGGTAAGCGCCTCATCGAGCGTCTTGATGAGCTTCAGGCCAACTCAAACGCTGAGCCGATCCACGTATCTACCGGGCTCCTGCTGCGTCGCGAGCAGAACAGCGGCAAGTCGAAGGGTAAGAGCTACTCATGGGTCGCTCGCAATATGCAGTTCGACCATGTGGCAATCCTTCTTGATGAGCGGGGAGCCGCAACCCCTGAAGAAGGCGTCGGCATCTTCGTTAACGCGGACAACTCCCAACAGGAAGTAAGCGTAGAAAACGCAGACCTCGCGCAGGCATCGAACTGCACGAGGGAAGGCCTGCTTAACAAGACCAAATTCTTCTTTACCAACGCATCAAATTTCTCATTCGACGATATCCAGCGGGCTATTAGCGACAAGCTCCGTGAGGGTCGTGACAACGATGATTGGGTATGGCCGGAAAGCGTATGGCCGGACTCCTTCGTTTATCGGGATGCAGATAAATATTTCAAACAGAAGTACCTCATCGACGATGACGGCAAGGCTCAATTCGTCGGCGAACCTGTAGAAGTCGTGCGCAAACCACCTGAGTACGAAATTAAAACCAACGGAGAAAGAGATCCGATGAAAGACATGATTATCAATGCGCTGAAAGCCGCTGGTAAGCCGACAGAAGGCAAATCAGAAGCTGAGCTGCTGGATGCGTTCAACCAGATGGCTGTTGAGAAAGCGGCTTCTAAAGGTGGGACGCCGGAAGAAAAGGCTGCTCGCGAGAAGAAAGAGGCCGAAGAAAAGGCCGCCAAAGACAAAGCCACCAATAGCGAAGAAGCACCGGCATGGTTTAAGCCGTTTGCCGACAAGCTGAGCTCTATCGAATCCGGCCTGACCGCTAACGCCGACCAGGAAAAAGCGACTAAGCGCGAAGCGGTGAAAGCTAAGTTCAAGCTCGACGACATGGCCGTCAACGCCCTCGACGGCGCAGCTCTGGATGGCCTGTATGCACAGTGCGCTACCACTCGCAGCCTGTCCGGCGCATTCAACCATTCCACCGATAAACCCTTCTCTGAGATGCCGGAGTAATAAAAATGGCTAAAGACGGTAAACACGTAATTCACGCGGGTGGCGTATTCCCGAACCCGCTTCTGAACCGCGAAGGCGGGGCAGCCGCAGCGACTCAGCCGGGCACCATCGGCGTATTCACCAACGGCAAATTCACCGCATCCACCAACGGCGGCGAAAGCGCTGTGCTGTATGTGGCGAACTATGACTATCTGCGCTGCATGGGCGTCGATGACGTCATTCCTGCTAACGAGCTGGTCGTCGGCATTCAGTTACTGCCAGGCATGTTCCTGAACGTCCGCGCTGCTGCTGGCACTTATAACAAAGGCCAGGCACTGGCTATCTCTAATGGTCGCGTCACTTCCGGCGGCACTGCATCCGCAGTCCTGTTCGTGGAAGAAGACAAAGCGACAACTGTTGCTGCAGGCGACCTGCTGCGCGTAGTGGTCAAGTAAGGAGACCGATTAATGTTTGTATATTCCAAATCACTTGGCGAGAAGACTGGCAACCTGGAAGTAAACCAGGCTCAGTTCCGCGCGCTGCAGGCCGAACGTAACGCTACCGCCCAGGCGGTTGCTGATTTTCTGTCTCGCACCCAATGGCGTGGCGCTGCTGAAGATACTCCGACGCTGAACGCCGTTAACGCGGTTGATGATATCCGTCGCCTGTACCGTGCGTACGATACCACCGTGACACAGCAGTTCGAACCCAACACGCAGTTCACTCTGCTGAACGACCTGATGCCGCTTTCCCGCTCTGTACGTATCGAGCAATCCCGTTACGACTACGCCCGCACCGGCGGTCGTGGTTGGGCACACACATCAATGTCCGGCCAGATTGGCGCAGCACTCGATGCTCGCGTCTATACCTTCGACGGCACGATGGTTCCGATCCACGATTCCGGCTTCAAGTTCACCTGGCGTGACCCAATCTTCAACAGCCCGTCGGCGCTTCAGTCTCAGGCTGACGCTCAGCGCGGCTCCGTGGAAGATGTTCAGCGTCAGTACGTTGATTACATGTGGGACGGCTACCGCGACGCGGCTGGTAACTACGCAGTATTCGACGGCCTGACCTGGAAAGGCTTCCGCGCTGATGAGCGTGTCGCTCAGGTGACGCTGAACGTAAACATGGCGACCAGCACCGACCCGAAAGCCATGCGCGCCGAATCAATCCGTCTGCGCGATGTGCTGAAGCTTGGCAACTACCAGTACGGCCAGCAGACCTGGTACGTTTCCTCTGAAATCGTCTCCAACTGGGAGCAGTATTACAGCGACAACTTCCAGTCCCGCACCGTGCTGCAGGAACTCCTGACCCTGACCGGCATCGCGGCCATTAAAGAAGACGCGAAGCTGCAGGGGAACGAAATCCTGATTGTTCCGCTGCAGGCTGGCGTAGTTGCTCCGATTGTAGGCCAGGCCATCGGCACCGTTGCCGACCCGCGTCCGTTCTACAACAGCGATTACATCTGGCGCACCTGGGGTGCAATGGGCCTGATGGTCAAAACCGACATCAACGGTCACTACTCCGTGGTTCACGCCACCGGCGAAGCGACCAGCTAAGGAAGCGATATGGCACTGGTAAAAGTAATTTCATCAAACCTTTTTGCCGGTGCCAATTTCCAGAAGCTGGAGATTGGCTCTGAGGTAGAGGTTGCCGATTCAATCGCCGAACGCTGGGTTAATGCCGGGCTGGCCGAGTACCTGGAAGAGCGCCAGCTGGAAGTCGCCACACCCAGGCGCGGACGGAAACCCAAAGATAAGGAGTGACCATGGCTATCACGCCAATCACAGCAGCGCAGGTTAAACAGCAGCTGTCGTCCCTCGGTTACTCCATCCCTGATTTCATCATCGACGCATATCTCTGCAAGCTCAGCAGCATTGAGCAGTGCCTGGAGGCGTCTGGCTACGACGAATGTGACGTCGTGCTGATTCAGGTCTATGCCGTATCTCTCATGGCCTTAACGGCATACAGTCAGCGCATTAAATCGCAGTCAGCGCCTTCAGGGGCGTCGCGGTCGTTCGACTACACCGGCGATGTGCTTTCGATGCGTGATTCGCTCCTGTCACTGGACAAGAGCGGATGCACGGCATCGCTGCCGATTGATGTGGGTAGCCGAGTCGGCTTCTTTGATGTTGTTGGGGGCTGCTGATGGCAAATTGCATTAATTCATCCTTATCTGGTGTGTATGTCGAAATTACCTATATCGACTCCACTGGTGAGCACACATATAAAGCCATCAAAGACCGCAAGACACATCCGAAGGCATTCTTCCTCTACCTGGGGTTTGACAGCGATTCACCACCACCTTTCTTCCCATTGGGTAAAGGTGATTACGTAAGCTCATCAATTGTCACACGAGTAAAGGTTAAGCCCATCAAAGTAGGGTTAGAACCAGACCAGCACCTGGAGTATGCCTTATGAGCGCTGTAGCTAACTGGTCATACACCGCGACAGCGACAATCTGGCGCAAGCTTGATGGTCAGGACGATTACGGCGACCCGCTCGGTTATGCAGCGCCTGAGCAGATTCTTTGCGGCTATGAAGGCGGCCTGAGCAAGCGCGTCGGCGGTATTGGTTCAGAAATCGTTGCGAAAAACACAATCTGGACTGAGTACGCACTGGCTAAGGCTGGCGATTATGTGCTGATAGGGATCTCCGACCTGGCTGACCCGAAAGAAGCTGGAGCCGATGAGATTCAACAGGTGCTTCGCGATGAAGACACCTTCGAGCGGATCGCCGACGACTACGCCATCATAACGGGAGTCTGATATGGCCGGTAAAGTTCGCGGCATTGCCCAGGCGAAAGCTAATCTGGACGCGCTGATTAATGACGTGCAGGGGCGTAAGGTCGTTAGGGCTGTGCAGTCAGCGCTGTTAATCGGCGGAGCTCAGGCAGCGCTATACACACCAATCGACACATCAACGCTTCTCAACAGCCAATTTCGTGAGATTGACGCCAACGGCACAAAGGTAACTGGCAGGGTGGGTTACTCGGCCAAGTATGCGGTTTATGTTCACGATCCGAATGTTCCTCAAACCTTCCGCCGCGCCACAGCCCGTAAAGAGTTTTTGACCAAAGGCTTTGAGGACACCCGCGAGCAGATTGATCGGGTTATGAAGCAGGAGTTGTCACTATGAATCCGCCGATGCATACGCGCGTGCGTAACTACTTCATCAATGCTGGTCTGACGGATGGCTTTAAGGTTCAGCTGCTGATGTGGACTGACTCAGGCACTGAATCTGACCGGTTCATAGTGTTTCGTCCAAATGGCGGCAGCAATATTCGCAATGGCCTCGGCAATGAGCAGTACATCTTGGTCGACGTTATCGGCGCAAAAGGTGGCAATGCTTTTGTCGATGAGCGCGTGCAGCAGATTGTCGATTACGTCCAGCAAAATCCTATGACCGATGATTGCGTCGGTTATCTCCAGAATGTGGGCGCTATGCCCGCACCAGTTCCTACAACCGAGGGACGCCTTGTCTATCGGCTTCAATTCGTCGCCACCTACGGCGAGTAATTAAACGTCAAAGAGGAAGTAACATGGCTAATTGCCCAACCAGCAACGAACGCTTGTTCGGTGGCGCTATTGTGCTTGAAGTTGCCGACGGCTGCCCGGACACCGTGCCGCTTGAATCGGAATTTAAAGCACTGGCCGCCGGTACGTCGAAAGGGTTCGACTTCAGCCCGAACACCGTGACCAGTGATGCTGACGATGGCGGCGGCTTTGTCGAGAGCATCACCACAAACTCGGACTTCACCATCAGCTTTGAAGGTGAGGTGCGTAAAAACGACAAGCTTGACCAGTACGGCATCGGTCGTTTCATCAAGTACTTCGCTAGCGAGCTTAAAGCCAAGCGTCAGCCTGGCATCTGGGTTCGCATGGAATACGGTCCGGTGACCTTCCAGGGTTACATGGTTATCACTGCCCTCAGCTCTGACGGTGGCACCAATGATATCGTGACCTTCACCACCGAGTTCAAAGTGGGTGACTCCAGCACCGTGCAGGTTACTGACACCTCCGAACCTTCCAGCTAAAACACAGCGGGGCGCAAGCCCCCTTTCTGAGACAGAGATATGCAGGTTCTGATAAACGGAATTCCTTACGAGCCAGCGTCGGCGCGCTCATCTGGCATTGGTATTGCCATCACCACTCATAACCGACCAGACGTACTGGCTCGCGCTCTTGAGCAGCACCAGAAACATCTGCCGCCCGGCGCAGTGGTTGTGATTGTCGATGATGGCTCGGTGCCGGCTGCCGTAGCGCCAGAATACGCACGGCTCATACGTCATGAACAATCACAGGGAATCGTGGCATCCAAAAACGCCAGCATTGAAGCCCTGATTGATGCCGGTTGCGAACACCTCTTCCTGTGGGACGATGACGCATGGCCGATTGCTGATGACTGGCATATTCCGTATATCGAGTCTCCTGAGCCTCATCTTGCGTATCAGTTTCTCGACCTGGCTGGCCCACGAAAGCTGAATGACCTTTCAGTCCTGTACCGCGATGAAAAACACATCGCCTACACAGGGCAGCGCGGCGTGATGCTCTACTACCACCGGAGCGCGATTGAAAAGGTCGGCGGGTTCGACCCGGTTTACGGGCGCGGGATGTACGAGCATTCAGACCTCGCTCTGCGCATTCATAATGCAGGCCTTACTTCATGGGCATATGCCGACGTTATCGGCTCTGGGAAGCTGATTTACTCACTGGATGAGCATGAGTCGGTAGAGCGCTCAGTACCCAAGCCAGAGCGCGAGCGGCAGGTCAGCAACAACGTAAAAATACACAATGAGCGCCGCGACTCCGGTTATACCGGGTGGGCGCCGTACCGCAGACAGCGTAATGCCGTAATCACAACCTTACTGACCAGTCATCCTGACCCGCAGCGAGGAACCAGGATGAAGCCAGAGCAGTCGCTTGTCGCCAGATGGTCAGAATCGATTAAAGGGGCCGATGCAGTCATTCTCGCTGACGAGTTTGAATACTCACCGCCAGGCCAGACGACGGTGCGAGTACCTGTTGTAGATATGAACGTTTACTTCCGGCGCTGGCTGCATATCTGGCAGCACCTGCGCGAGCATCCGGAATATCGTTTCGTCTGGTGTACCGACGGGACTGATGTCGAGATGCTTCTCTCACCATGGGAAGAAATGCAGCCCGGCGTGATTTATGTCGGTTCTGAGCCGAAGACTTATTCCGATGAATGGGCCATCAAAAATCATCCTGAGCGCGTGTATCAGTCATTCCTGAAACAGTACGCCAGCGACACCATGCTGAATGCCGGATTACTTGGCGGGTTAAGAGAAGATGTCATGGAGTTTGCTCACCGCATCGTGCGGCTTTACTACCGCATTGAGTCGGAGCGCTTCTGGAAGAAAGAGGGGGCAGCCAGGGCGGTTGGCGACATGATCGCATTCGGCATCGTGGCGAAGTTTTTCGGTGACCGAGTTATTACCGGCCCGAAAGTGCACACGGTGTTTAAGACCAACGGAATCGGCAAGGAAACAGCATGGTGGCAGCACAAGTGACATTCGCGGTGGTAGGTCATCACCGACGCGCCGAGCAGGCTCACAGGCTTGCTGAGAGCCTTAATGCGCGGCTTTTTATCGATGATGCCGACCACGGTGCCAACTGGAATCACCTGAGAGCAATTAATTGGGCTGCCGGCCAGTCAGCGCGAGTGACCGTCCTGGAAGATGATGCCCAGCCGGTGGATGGTTTTGCAGAACTCGCGGCTGAATGGTGCGCCAGATTCCCTGATGAGCTAATCAGTTTCTACCTTGGCACCGGTCGCCCGCCGCAGTATCAGCAACAGATTGCTGAACGTCTTATCGCAGCTGACAGGTGCCGTGCGGATTACATCACCCTGAACCGACTGATTCACGGCGTCTGCTATGCGCTGCCAGCCAGCGGAATTAACCGCATCCTGATGAACTGGAGCCAGCGTAAACCGGCGGACTATGCGCTCGGCGACGCATGGGGAAGGGATGTTGTTTACCCTTGCTATTCCCTTGTAGACCATGCCGACGAGATGCCCGTGGAAAAGGCTTTCGACGGCCTGCCGAGAACCGAGAGAAGAAAAGCGTGGAGGCTTTACCGGTGAATATCCCCCTTAAAGAGATTGGCGAGTGCCTCATCAGCGTTGACGGTGAGGATTACTTCTTCCGGCCGTCATTTGTGAACATGTCGCGTATTGGTGAGCCAGAGGAGATCGTTCAGGTGTTTTACGACCTGCACAACGATGAAGTAACCAGCCTGGTGAATCGAGCCGTTGAGGCTTACGGATACGTTCCGCAATGGCTTATCAGCCATATCAAGACCACCAGTTACGGCCGCAAGGCGTTTCTCGCTTCAGTGGTTGTTCTCAATGCATGTTGTGAAAAGGACGCTGGCCCGTTGACCGGAGTATTCCATCCGTCGAAAGGCAACGGTCGCACATTCAAGATTCGAAAGGGCGCGCTGCCTGAATCTGACATGCTGCTGATTGCGCAGTCACTGATAACCCATGGCGTTATAGGCAAGGCGAAAGTGCGCAGACTCCAGCGGCATGAAAACGGGGAGACCAGCACAGAGTTCCGCGCCGTTGATTACATCGTGGCCGCGCAGGCACATTTCGGCATGACCGAGCAGGAAGCCGGGAATCTGACGATGACCAAGTTTCAGATGCTACTGGCAACCAAATACCCTGAGCAGAAAGGATTTACCCGCGAAGAGTACGATCAGGTAGCAGATGATTATCTTGCCAGGAAGGCTAGAAGGTTGTCTTCTACCTGACAAATGAACAGTAACATCCTTAAAATGGTCGTGGTAAATTTACCAAAAACATAAGTGGTAAATTCTATGAGCGAAGAAGAACGGCGCAATTTGGAGCACCAACAATATCTTGAGAAAAGGCTTAAGCAAGTAACTCCAGAGTTGTTTGCTGATTTTCTTGCATCCAAAGGAATTGCCGTTCCAGTGTGCTTATGCTGTGGTAGCGATAACGTAGGATCGCCTCAAGCACAAGAAGTTGAAGTTGGTCCTAATGGCAGTCGGTCTTCCGTATATGTTTCTTGGGTAAGGGTGGATGCCTATGGACCTCCTTTATCTTTTATAAATTATGAGCACAGGATAATTTGCAGAAACTGCGGTTTCACAAGCTATCACTCCGTTTGGCCGGTTGTTAAATGGGTAGAGGAAAAACTCAATGAATCAAAGGAATGAGGACCCATTTGCTAACGTTGTTGACATAAAAACCCATCACGGAGGGGGAGGTGGCGGAGGAGGCGGTATGTTTGAGAGTGAGAGGCTAACAAGGCTTGAAGTCAATGATGCTATTCGAGAGAAGAGCATCAGTGACATTAGCTCAGAGATTCGCGGCATTCGTCATGAGATGAGTGGTTTTGAAAGACGATTGGGCGACAAAATTGAGGAGAATCAGAAATGGTTAGTGGGCCTCATTGTATCGTCTATCATTGTGCCGCTGCTGATTGCGCTGATTACAAAATAAACCCGCTCCGGCGGGTTTTTTGCATGCAATCCTCCGCAAGTTTCCCTCCCGCTGGTTGATATGTGAATACGAGTAAGTTGAAGAGGCTGATTTGGCAGTAAGTGCTCTAAATTAATAAGTAAGGGTGTTGAAGGAGAGTTTTCTTAGTCTTGTTTTTTTTCTTTATCCTCGATGAGTGAGGAGGGGGAGGGATATTTAACTTCTTGGATAACCTGCATTACAACGCTTTCAAGCTTTTCGACTTTTCTTGTTAGCGCCTCTACATCTACCTTAACTGGTTCTTGTTTCGGACTTTTCTTTACCCAAGCCTCTATAGCTGCAACCATTTCAGCATTAGCGGAGCGGCCATTGCTCTCTGCCAACTCTGCAATTCTGTTTTTGAGGTCTTCTGGGAGTCGCAGGTTGACCTGAGGATGTTTGTACTTTCTTTCAGCCATAGCTACCGCACGGGCGACCTTTAAGATGCCCACGCGTCCCCATTTTAAAATTGATAGTTCCCTCCAATATAAACTGCATACCTATTGACTAGCAATGCGTACCACAATACTATGTATGCGTACCACATACATATGGAGGAAGGGATGAAAGTAAAGACGCTGCGCATGCCCGAGTGGCTTGAAAGGGCCGTTGAGGAGTTGGCCGAAAAGTCAGACCGGTCATTTAGTAAAGAGGTCGTAAGGGCGGTGAGGGAGTATGTAGAAAGGAACGGAATCAGATGCCCGGAATGAACGAAGCCCCAACTGCGCTAACAGTCAGGGCTTCTAATTTGTCAGTAACTTCCAAGGAACTAACAATGAAGAGTGTAGCAAAAGAAAGCGTGCAATTCACTATTTTCAAGTTCGGTGATAGCGAAATCCGTGTGATAGATAAGGCAGGGGAGCCGTGGTTTGTAGCTGCCGATATTTGCCGTGCGCTTGAGCTTGGCAACCCTACTAAGGCGATCAAGAACCTCGATGAAGATGAGGTAGCCCTAACTTCAATTCAGGGCTTGAGTCGCGGTAATGACCAAGCCAACATCGTTAGTGAGTCAGGCATGTACACTCTTGTGCTTCGCTGCCGCGATGCTGTGAACAAGGGTTCCGTTCCTCACGCATTTCGCAAGTGGGTTACTGCCGAAGTGCTTCCCGCCATCCGTAAGCATGGCGCGTATGTGAAGCCGGTTGTAGCTAAGAAGGATCACCAGTCATCAGCGGCTCAGCTCACCCCACTTCGCCAAACGGCGGAGCGCCTGATTGCTACGGGCTTTGGGCGCATTTACCCCGACATTTGGAAGCACGTTCACAGTAAGTTTGAAGTCAAACACATTCATCAGCTTACACCAACTCAGATTGGTGAAGCGATTGAGTACCTGAACGGCTTAGAGGGTGAGTTTCTTGGAAAGGCCAATAAGCAAATGGCCCTGCCAATTTCTTACCCAATGTCCTACTTCAATCAGTACAGCCATATCAGAGAATTGAATGATCACACTCTCAGTGCGCCATGGAGATATCCGGTAGATAATTTGGTTCCAAATGGCGATAACCCCAATCCTCTTGGAAGAATGCTGGGTGACTTGAGAAATATGGGATATGAAGTGGAGGCGGCCTTGTTCCAACTGCTTTCTCTTCAGCATCACCTTGAAAGCCTCCGACAGAAAATAGGCATGATTGAGCGCGCAATCCGCTAGTCGAACTAGTGTGTCAGCCAATCTCCTGAAAGTAAGGATAACCCAAACCCGCTCCGGCGGGTTTTTTGCTACCAAAAATGGCGGGTAAGTCATGCGGTCTTATGATGTTAAGATGTTTCTGATTGCAATCAATGGAAACATAAAAAATGAAAAAGGCATTGGCTTTAGCCGCAGTAGTAATGTTGTTGGCAGGATGTAGCTCACGCGTGGCCGATTTGACCGTGGCGAGTACAAAAAACTACAACCTCAATTCAAACAATTTCGTTAAAGGTGCTCGCGTTCAGGGAGAAGACTCAGCTCCTGTGGTAATTTTCCCTCTCGGCATTCCCAATGTGAAGACTGCTATCGACAGAGCTATTGAGAAGAATCGTTGCTCAGTTGCGCTTTCTGATGTCGTTGTGACTCAGTTCAACCACTCTTTCCTGTTCGGTAAGTTTGGCTTTATTGTTGAAGGGACTGAGGTCATTGACCGTCGCCAGCCAGGTTGCGAGAACGCGAGCTAAAAAATAGCCACCTTCGGGTGGCTTTTTTGTATCAGTCGCTATGCAATCCCCCGCAAGTTCACCTCTCGTTGGTTGATATGTGATCGCTTTTTGATAGCATGTCAGGAAATGTAACGGAGGGTTTATGAAATCTCATTTTGCGGCAGCAATGCTTATGCTATTTGCCTGTAACGCAGTTGCGGAGTCTGACGCGCTGATTCAAATAAAGCGTTCGCCAGAAGTTATCTGCGCTGATAACTCAAAAAAAGACCAGTGCCAGGAAACAGTTAAAGCGCTTATCTACGCAGTAAACAGCATTGCGTCGCTTAATGCTACCTGCGAAAGCAATAAAGAACTTCGCCAGCATATGAATCAGAAGCTTAAAGACCAGTGTGATTCGGCGAAAGAAATATCAGAATATGCAAAACATCTACAGTGAATCTTTTTAATAAATAAAAACCCGCTCCGGCGGGTTTTTTGTTGCCCGGAGATAAACATGGCAGGCGAACAAAATGCTGGCAGTATCGTTTATGAGATAAGCGCTGAAGTAGCCCCGCTGTTACAAGGGGGGAGGCAAGCCAGTCGGACTCTTACAGACCTGGAATCTTCGGTTAATGAAAATATTAACACCTTCAAAAAATTAGACACACAGCTCTCCAGTACAGCTAAGGCTGTCAACGAGGCGTCCAATTCCTCAGGAAAATTTAGAAGCACATTCCAGCAGGCTGGCTACCAAATTCAGGACTTCATTGTTCAAGTGCAGGGAGGTCAGTCTGCTCTGGTAGCATTCAGTCAACAGGGGTCACAATTAGCAGGAGCTTTTGGTCCTGCTGGCGCAGTAGTTGGTGCATTCATAGCCCTTGGTTCGGTATTGACTGGCGTATTAATGACAGCGCTTGGAAGTACCAGCAATGAGATGGAAAAGCTTGAGAAAGCGGCTACTGACCTAAATAAAATAGTGGTCATCAATAGCCAAGGTGTGGCCGCTTTGTCTAATGATTATGCTCGACTTGCCGTAACAAATGCTGCGCTCGCCACTCAGCTCAGAGATGCTGCTATCGCAAAATACGCCTCAGAGGTAGAAAAGGCGCGCTCGGCGATAGGCAATATCGTTGATCAGCAATCATCATGGCTTCGAAGTATCAATGGTGGCGCTGCCAGTGTTAAGGCGGCTGGAAATGCATTAGATGCACTGAGCATTACCACGGATAACTATACCGACGCTATGAGTCAAGCAAGCGCGGCTGGGCCAGCTTTCAATCAGACCACACTAACAATATCTAACACCGTAGAGTTACTAGCAGATAAGTTTTCAATTTCTCGCCAGTCAGCATTTGAGCTAATCAGAATGCTCAACGATCTGGCACGAAACCCCTCTCCTAATAACGTAACAAGATTATCTCAAGCGATAGGGCAAATGAGCTCCACTACTTCAGAGGGTAAATTAGCTCTTTCTGGATTTAGGGAAGAATTAACATTGTCAGGGGCTTCTGCAGCCAATGCAGAACAAGCGGTTAAAGACCTTGAAAACCAGCTTTCATCCTTACGCACAGAGGCTCAACAAGCAAATTTCGACAATATCAGCAAGCAGCTTGAGGCGCAGAGAATTGCTTTAACTAAGGGTAAACAGGCCGCCGTAGAGTACGGAATTTCTCAGCAGGACCTAACAAAAGAACAAAAAGACCAACTCATCGCATCATCAAGAATAAATGCACAACTTGAGCAGGAAAAAAAAGCAAGGGAAGATGCCGAGCGGGCTGCGAAAAAACAATCAACAGTAACCGAATCAGTAGCCCAGAAGCTTGAAAACTTGCGTCAGAAAGCAATGCTGGCTGGGGCGACAACTCAGGAGCTAAGCAGAGAGCAGGCCATTCTACAGGCGCAACAATCGCTTGGTAAAAGCGCAACCCAGGAACAGATCAGACTGGCTGGAGAATACGCAGCGCAGGCCTACGACACCGCAAGCGCTTTGAAGGAGCAGCAAAAGGCTGAGAAGCAGAGACAAGATACCGAAAAGGCTTATCAAAATGTTCGCAATCAGTCTTCACCTGTTTTGTCAGCAGATAATCAGTTCCAGCAACAGATGGCCTCATTAGATGCGTATGTTCAACTTTATCCTCAAAAAATTGCCGAGGTTGAGCAAACTCGCGCCGCTATAGAAGATCAGTATCGCCAACAAAGAATGGCTGCAATGTGGCAGGAATGGCAGCAGCAGAGCGAAATCAACCAGCTCGCCGCTTCTGCCATCGACTCGCTTCAGGGCGGAGCAACCAATGCGATAACCGGGCTTGTTAACGGCACCCAAAACCTTCAGGAAGCCTTCGCCAATATCGGCACTACCATCCTCGGAAGTGTGGTCGGCGGACTGGTTGAGATGGGCATTCAATGGGTAAAAAGCCAAATCATGGGCCAGGCTGCGGCTGCGGCATCACTTGCTTCAACGATGGCACAAGCAACGGCAGCTGCATCAGCATGGGCTCCTGCAGCCATTAGCGCATCTATTGCCACCTATGGCTCAGCGGCGGCTGTCGGTCAGACGGCATATGCTGGCTCTCTGCTTGCAGCAAAAGGAATGGCTGTTGCTGGCGCGCGTGAGCATGGTGGGCCTGTATCCGCAAATTCCATGTATCGGGTAGGCGAGGGCGGTAAGCCCGAGATTTACCAGGCTAATAACGGCAGCCAGTACATGATACCGGGTGACAATGGTCGGGTGATTAGCAACAGGGATATGCAGAAGGGCGGGAGCGGTGGGAGCAGCATCGTTCAGAACATTAACTTCGAAATAAACACTACTGGCGGCATAGATGATGCCACTATGTCGAAGATGGCACAGATGATGAAACAAGTTAGCCTCAAAACCATTCGTGACCAGCAGCGGCCTAATGGCCTGCTAAACCGGGGGAAATAATGCCGCAGACATTCACCTGGTCACCACAAAAGGCGTTCCCCGTTGAGCGTACACCTAATGTAGCGGTGGTAAAGCTTGGTGACGGTTATGAGCAGCGCCAGGTTAAAGGTATAAACCCGCTCATGGATAAGTACTCGCTTGTGTTCAGGGGTGCAGACGACAACTGTCGGGCTAATCCGGTAAAAGCTATCGACGCGTTCCTTAAAGCAAGAATGGCCGTCGAGTCCTTCTACTGGACGCCGTCAGATACCGGGATACAGAAGTTATTTGTCTGTCGGTCATGGATCACGGTCAAAACGGGCGGATATTACGAACTGACAGCCACTTTCGAACAAGTACCAAGATAAGCCACCTTAGGGTGGCTTTTTTAATGGGAGTTTTCCGTGCGCAATATACCAGCGGAACTGATTATCGAAAGCGTTGACGCGGGCGTTGGCGCGTTCATTGACCTTTTCGAGGCAAACCTTCAGCCCTATGGCGGTGATGTAATCCGCTTTCACTCCGGCACCAATGGATATTACGGGGATGTCGTTTGGAAGGGGGCCACCTATCCCGCATACCCGATAGCTGTTGAAGGGTTTCAGAGCAATAACGAAGGGGCGTATGCGCGCCCAACCATGACGGTTGCAAATATCACCGGCCTGATAACCGGCATTAACCATGACTTCGACGACATGCTCGGGGTGGTGATTACTCGCCGCCAGGTGCCGGTTAAGCATCTCGATGCCGTCAATTTTCCAAATGGTAACCCCGATGCAGATCCATCGATGGAGGCGGTTTCTCGTTACGTCGTGGAAGAGATGACAGAGGAAACCGCCGAGCAGGTCACCTATACCCTGGCAACGCCAATTGATTGCGATAACGCCATCATCCCGGCCAGAACCATTCTTGCTGATGTATGCCAGTGGCAGTATCGCGGGACCGGATGTGGATACGATGGTCCGCCAGTTGCAGACGAAAGGGATAACCCGACATCTGACCCTGCCAAAGATAAATGCTCTCACAGGAGGACAGGATGCAGGTTTCGATTCCCGCGCCCGGAGCCAATGCCGATAAGCAGCTTCCCAGGCTCACAGAAGGTGAGCTGATTCAGCAGTGCCTCGATTATGCCGTAACATCAGGTGACGAGGTGTGCGGGCTAATCATTGATGACTCAGTGTTCTTCCCATGCAGTAACTCACACCCTGAGCCAGCGCGACACTTCCGTATAAGCGACGATGACTGGCTTGCAGCAGAAGAGCTGGGTGATATCACGGCGGTATTCCATTCACACCCTGAAAGCTACTCCGTCCTCTCAGGTGCAGATCGTCATGCGCAGGTGCTGACTGACCTGCCATGGTGGCTGGCATCTAATGGCCGGTTGCTCAAGTTCAGGGCAGTACCGCATTTGCTTGGCCGCCGGTTCGAGCATGGGGTGATGGATTGCTACACCCTTTTTCGTGATGCGTATCATCTCTGCGGTATCGACCTGCCTGATTTTGAGAGGACGCAGGGGTGGTGGCTGCGGGAAGAGAACCTGTATCTCAAAAATATGGAGGCCAATGATTTCCATCGGGTGGAACTGTCGGAAGTTGAGCCCGGCGACGTAATCATTCGCCAGCCTTTCCCTGGTGCTGACCCATGCCACGCCATGATCCTCCTGCACGAAAATATGGTGCTCCATCATGACTGCGCTGGTCACCTCAGCCGCAGGGAGCCTTACAGGCCAGCGTTCATTAAGCAAACTCATTCCATCTGGAGACACGAAAGGTGCTCATCTTTAAATTTGCAGGGCATTTACGAAGACATTTCCGCCAGGTCAAGATGAATGTTGAGACCCCTGCTCAGGGGTTGCGTCTTCTGTTGGCACAGAGCCCCGAATTCAAAAAGGATTTCCTGAAAACCCGCATACGCATCCGTATGGCTGGCGAAGATGTGACAGAAGAATCCATCCGCCTGCACATGGACAGGAAGCTTCCTGATGGCTCAACCGTGCTTTTCGTTCCTGTAGTGGAAGGCGCTATCACAGGCACCGTAGCCCTGGTGGCTACGCTCGTTATAGCCGCGGCATCTGTTGCCTACTCCATCTACATGGCGCGTAACATGAAAACAAAGAACGCTGCAGAAGCGGCAGAAAATAACACCATCACGAACAACTCTTTTACAAGCGCTGAAAACCGCGTCGGTCAGGGCCGGCCGGTGCCTCTTCTTCTTGGCGAGATGGTGGTTGGCTCAAACGTAATATCCCTCGGTATCGACACTTCGAACAACCAGGACTGGACAGAATCAATTAGCTAAGGTGGCTTTATGTCTTCAGGCGGCGGCAAGGCCAGCACCCCCAAACTTCTCGACGATAACCTCAAATCAAAACAGTTTTACCGTGTGCTGGACCTCATCAGTGAGGGGCCAATTTACGGTCCGGTAGACCAGTCACACCTTTCCTCTTTCATGCTCAACAAAACGCCTATTACAGATGGCAACGGTAATGTAAGCATCAACGGGGTGAGTGCTGCCTGGCGTCCTGGCTCAGAGACACAGGCACCAATAAATGGGTTTTCTGCCATAGAGGCGACCACTATCGTCAATACAGAGGTTAAGTATGCAACGCCTCTGGTGCGAACCATCACAGACCAGGATGTGACGCGTGTGCGCTTCAACGTTGGCGTTACCGGACTTGTTCAGCAGGACACAAAGGGAAACCAGAAAAACACGTCAGTAACGCTTGTTCTTGAAACCCGCACTGCATCGGCAGGCTGGGTTCAGCAGAAAACGGTCACGATTAACGGCAAGATTTCGGGTGAATATCTTGAGGCTCATGTCATCGATGCGCCTGACATTAAACCATTCGATATCCGTGTACGCCGCGTAACGCCTGACAGTACGAGTGACCTGCTGACTAACGGCACTATCTGGAACAGCTTTACTGAGATAACCGACGATAACCTTTCTTATCCATTCTCGGCGATTGCTGGCGCTGTAATCGACCGCGACCAGTACACAGACACCCCAAGCCGCACATATCATCTGCGCGGGCTAATTGTTGATGTGCCGGATAATTACAACCCAATAACCAGAACCTATACCGGGTTATGGCTAGGGGGCTTTAAGAAGGCATGGACCAATAACCCAGCATGGCTTTTCCGTGAACTGGCAAAGAATACTCGGTTCGGACTGGCACGCAGGGCGGGTTCAATTGATGTCGATGACGGCGCGCTGTATGTCCTTTCTCAGTATTGCGATCAGCTTGTAGATGATGGCTACGGTGGTCAAGAGCCCAGAATGACTCTGAACGCCTACATTACTGAGCAGGCCAGCGCCCGCGACATTCTCGACAAAATTGCCGGGATGTTCAGAGGTATTGCACTTTGGGACGGCATGCGGCTGACAGTCATGCTGGATGCTCCGCAAGACCCTATCGCCACCGTAACCAATGCTAACGTGGTTGACGGGAAGTTCAGTCGCAGCTCGGTTAAGCGATCGGAGAAGTACAACGCTGTCGTGGTGTCCTGGACCGACCCGGATAACGGCTGGGAACAGGTGAAGGAGTACGTTTCTGATGATGAGATGATCTCCCGAGGCAATTACAACGAAACCACTATCGAGGCATTCGGGTGTACGTCACGCGGCCAGGCATGGCGAGCGGGTAAGTGGATTCTTGAGACTGCGAAACGTGAGAGCAACAGACTGACGTTCCAGATGGCGCGAGATGCAATCGCATTTACACCCGGCGACATCATTGAGGTCATGGATAATGATTACGCTGGCGCAAGGCTTGGCGGTCGAATACTTTCGCACTCAGGCAATAAAATCACCGTAGATGCGAATCTCTCCAGCCTGGTATCTCCCGGCGATGTTATGTCCATTATGGGAAGCAACGGGAAGTTCTCGAAGTATGAAATCACAACGGTGTCTGGAGCGGTCGTTACACTGAAAACCACGCCAGCATGGGTAAGGGACGGGACTGTATTTGCTATCTCAACTACGGAGGTTTCTACTCGTCTTTTCCGTATCCTGAGTATTGGCGAGACAGAAAACAACTCCGTTTATAGCATAACCGCCTCACAGCACGATCCGAACAAACAAGCTGTGGTAGATGCCGGCGCAGTATTTGAGGTCCCGAACGACACGCTGAACGGCTATCGCGTGCCAAATATTGAAAACCTGCGCGTTATTAACGTAAACAGCGAAACTGTACAGGTTACGGCGACCTGGGAGACGGCCACGACCACCAAAAAACTGGTATTCGAACTCTATGTCTATAACGATTCGGGAAAAGTGGTTGCGCAATATCAGACCGAGAAGTTTAGCTATGACTTCTACGGACTGAATGCCGGAAGCTACACGCTTGGCGTCAGAGGCCGGAATGAGAACGGAATGAAAGGCGCTGAAACTCAGGTTAGCCTGGTGATAGGCGCGCCGCTGGCACCAACATCAGTTATATGGACGCCTGGAATTTTTTCGGCTGATATTGTTCCGGTGATGAGCGTAACAGCAACAACTGATACAACATTTGAGTTTTGGTATTCAGGCGAGAATCGCATCACTGACCCCTCGCTCATTGAGGATCAGACCCAATTCCTGGGGCGCTCCAGTCAGTGGACGCTTCATAATCTCAAAGCAGACACTACGTACTATATGTACGTAAGAACAAAAAACGCATTTGGTGTTTCTCCGTTTGTCGAAGCATCAGGGCAGGCTTCTGCTGATATCCCAGGCATGCTTGATTATATTGATGATGCTATCCGCAATTCAGGCGCATTTGAAAATCTTCAGAATGGTATTGATACCAATATTGAGGGGATTTTAGAAAACGCTCTCGCCAATAACTCTACTGTTGACCATCAATGGGCGCAGTACGGGGAAGTCAGAGCGGATATTCTTATCGTTAAAACCACGGTTGCCGATGTAGATAAGTCTCTTGCTGAATTAACCACTCAGGTTCAGGCTCAATATGAGCAAACTACAGCAGCACTTAACCAAAAGCTAACCGCAACTGTTACGGACAATGGAACAGCCAAGGCATTCTATACGCTCAACCTCGGCATAAAACGAGGTGACCAATTGTATAATACTGGTTTTGCAATGGGTATAGAGCCTGACGGTGCAGGAAGTTATAAGTCGACTACCGTTTTTGCCGCTGACCAGTTTGGTATTTATTCCGGTAGTGATCCGGGTAATTATCAGGCGGCTTTCTTTGTGGTTAATGGGCAGGTGTTTATACGCTCCGCGTTTATTCAGGATGGGAGCATAGATAATGCCAAAATTGGTAACTTCATACAGTCTGCTAATTATGTTGCTGGTTCAACTGGATGGAGGCTGGATAAAAATGGTAACTTCGAAATTAACGGTGTTGCAGGCGGAGGGAAAATGCTCATAACAAGCACTCTTGTTCAGATATGGGACTCGAATAATATCCTGCGAATCAGAATGGGGCTTTTCTAATGTCTGGCTTACAGTGCTGGGATGGTAGTGGGAAGTTAATTGTTGATCTTGGAGACTACATGGTGCGCTACATAGGGCGCACCGTAGTAAATGCCCCGGCAGGTATATCACAAATGAACGTTCCCTACGCTGGATTAACTGCCAGCGGTTCATTTGCTGCAATAGTGAAGCTTACTGGCGTTGTAAGAATATGGAGCACGTCCTGTTATGATGGGGGATTCACTCTCTACTTCGTTCCCGGGACGAGCTACGCAGATACCATAACAGTGGATTTATATAATTTCCTATGAGCGGATTCGAAGTAAGAAATTCAGCGGGTGCTCTTACTGTAAACAGCGATTATAAATCACCACTGTTAGCATCCTCTGCTGCCGCCAGCACGGACACAGTTGGTGATTTCGACCTGAATATCCCTGGTTTTGGGAACCTCAATCAGCTTGGGTATGTACTTGATGATAATCTGTATTCTCCAGGACAACTCGCATGGTTCAGGCTTAATGTGAATGGATGGGGAGTTCCGGGCGCGAGATACTTTTTGCCGGGCTCGGTTTTTATTGCCAAAACGAAAATAGATTTGGCCGTAGAGAGTGGTTATCTCGACGTTTTCAATGCTCAAGGTACATTGATATGGTCGGCGAAGTCGGCAGCAAAGATGCCACGGGTTCTCGGGTTTATCACGATACCTCCTAATTATGATCTGCAAAACAACACCTTGACAGTTGGCGTGTCCGGAACTCCTTTTTACCTAATGGATATCATTTCTGGAGCCTTAGCTGAAGACCAGGAAGGCGTTGGTGCAAAAAACGGCATCGTCATGAAGCAGCAGTCTGGCTCGGTGATATTAAGGTATATAAACCAGAACGGGAAAAATTACGTGAGCACTCCGCTTTACTCTCGTGGCTTCAAAATACCTTATGCTGTTTTCCCTACCATTTAGGTTTGTTTTCTAAAAATAAACATGACTCATTAAATCAGGAGAATGCCATGTCGGCAGGTACTCTATCGCTTACAAACAAATCGGCTGCTGTTTCAGGCACTGGAACATCGTTCACAACGGAGCTAAAGGTAGGAGACTTCATTGTTTTTAATGTTGGAGGAACGGCATATACCATTCCTGTGAAAGCAATTACTAATAACACTCAATTGACACTTATTAGTAATTATACCGGGCCCACACAAAGTGGTGTTGCGTGGTTTTCTGTACCGCAGGAAGCGCAGAGCCTAATTTCCTCGGCACTTGCCACTCAGTCAGCAGAAGCGTTGCGCGGGCTTAATTATGACAAGATGAACTGGCAGCAGGTTTTCTCTGCGACAGGAAATGTGACTGTTACTTTACCGGATGGGAGCACGTTCACTGGGCCATCGTGGGGAAGCATAACCACCTCGCTTGCAGACAAAGCAAAAAAAGGCGCAAATAATGACATCACAAGCCTGTCAGCGTTAACTACAGCTATCACCGTCGCTCAGGGAGGGACAGGGGCAAGTAACGCATCGGCAGCAAGAAATAACCTTGGGCTGAAAGGTGCCGCCATAATGGATGCCGTAGGTTCAGTAGGTAATAGTTCAGCCATTATTGAGTCCGGAGCTACATCCAGTGGTAATTATTTGAAGTTCGCAGATGGTTCAATGATCTGTTGGTTTAACCGTGGAAGTATTGATGTTACCAGCTCAGCCCGAACCGAAGGAAGCACGTCTTTTTACTGGCTAGCCTATAGTTGGGTTTTTCCAGCGGCATTTTTCGATACATCCAAAATTGCAATCTCTGTAACCACCGCTGCGTGGGGTGGTTCTGCCGGTACAGGTGCCAGTGCGGTTATGACAGGATCATCAATTTCAGGATTAAGCACAACAAGTGTTGCAGCTCGCATATACGCACCAATTCAGTTCTCCTCACTATATCCGTTAACGTTAATTGCTACAGGAACCTGGAAATAATGTTCAAGTTAAAGCTAATTCCACAGCACAGAGAAGACATATTATCAATCAAAGCGAACAACGCAGTGTTAACTGTAAATGGTGAGGACTATGATTTCAGTCCAATGAGCGCGGGTGACTATCTGCCATTTTCAGCTGTAGATTGCGTATTTTTCGTCGATGGGATTTTCTGTGATGAGCATGGGGACATAAGTGCCGCTCTGGTATATCCGTGCGCGCCGGGAGATGTGGAGATGGAGATACAAATGGAAAATGGCGTTGAATACTCATTTGGTAAAAAGGAGGTCGAAGGTGATCGACTGGACGAAACTCAACAAAGCTAAAGACGTGTCTGATGCTGAGCATCTAAGGATGAGGGATAGCGTGGTAAGTCAGCGCCTGGCAGCATACAGGGCTGAGTCAGACCAGTTGAAAGTAGAAGCCGACTATGATGCCGCAGTCAGCGGCTCAAAGCCAGATTACACGGCGTGGGTGGCCAAGGTAAAAGAGATCAAGGAAAGGTTCCCAATGCCTTGA